ATGAAAAAACTGGCATTAATGTTTGCTGTATTGAGCGTCAGCACCAGTGCGCTGGCCGGGATTGAAACCGTCAGCCGTTTCGATATGGGTAAAGATAACTGGCCTTTCACGCGTGAAGAGATGATGCTCAGCTGCGAAAAAGGCAACGTGCTGTTAGCAATTAACGACGGCACGCTGGTGCAGTACCCGCTCAATGCGGCGGCGGAAGAGAGTATTAAAGCCGGTCGCATTAAGGGTGTTCCCATCGATAAGATGCTGGCTGACGATCCGGCCAATCCGGGGCATAAAAAAAGCCTGGCACCGATTATTGCCCGCGCCGAGAAGCTCTGTAACTGATATCTGATGGATGCGCTGGCACAGCCCTGGCGCATCCCTTATCTCCGCATCAGCCCGCGTATTCCGCGGGAACCCGCCGTTTCTGCCACGTTGATCACAATGCTAACAATCCGTAACTACTTTGCAACATACGGTCTGGCAATCCCCTGCATTTCGTCTATCTTTTAAGAGTCAGGCAACAAGCCTGCATTAATGCCAACTTTTAGCGCACGGCTCTGAGAAGAGCCATTTCCCTGGACCGAAGACAGGAATCGTCTTCGGTCTTTTTTTAAGTTATTGAAATATAAGTAATTATTTTCAACAAAAACGAAATTACACGAAAAATCCACGAAAACCGTTTTCCCGGTCTAAATGATCGTGTACTCCCGACCGCGTCCGTCGAGATACTCATCTGTCTGTTCTACGTTCTTATGCCCGAGCAGTTTTTGTGCAAATTCTTTTCCTCGCTCTTTGCTGTACAACCTGCCAGCTAAACTTCGGATTTCATGAAATGAAGGCGGGTTTTCCATGGCAACAAGCGGCGTCAAATTTTTGGCATCGGCAAAAGCGTTGGTCAGCGTGTCAGGATGCAGAGAACCGTCGCGAGCCGAAGACAAACGCTTACCGCACAGTAGATAATCATTACGCCTGATTGCCTTGCATCGCGCTATTACGTCGGACAATACAAGCCCGGTGGCCTCATTTCTCAGACTGAGTGGAATTGATACCCGGCTACCGTATTTGCTTTGTTCTACCAGCAACCGGCCTTCCACAATATCGTTAAATCTCATTCTGGCAACGTCTTCCCGGCGTTGACCCGTCACCAGAGCCAGATCCATAGCAATCGGAAACCACGCAGGCATGTTTGCAGTTGCTGCTTCCCGAATCAGAAAAAATTCATCCAGTAATAAACGTGACCGTTTGACGATGATGCGGGGGGTTTTGGTCGGCGTGACAGGATTTAACTTCACAACACCTTCAGAAATTGCGGTGTTGAAAATATCGACGAGTACTGAGCGCATATCTGCTGCGGCAGTGGTTTTTTCCTCGACAATGAATATCTCTAAGTAGGCTGCAATTACAGGTGTTGTGATTTGGGATATTTTTAATTTACCCATTTCTTTGTTTATTCTCTTTATCTGATTTTTTCTCTTGATGATGGTTTTGGGTTTCAAAACGCGTCGTTCGATTAAAGTCAAAAATCGCTTATTCCACTCTTCAAGTGTACAGTCTGCTTCCGGGGTATTTTTCAATCTTTCAAGTAATAAAACAGGTGAGTAATTTTGTTCGATATAACTGTTTGCTTCTATTGCCTGAGCGATTGCATCCCTGCGTGTAATTCTCCCCATTGATATTTCCACCCCAGTAGTAGGATTACGCCAGTAGTAAGCTCTGTACTTATGGCGATAGGTCAAATTACGCGGCAGACTCTTATCGTAGTTTGTGGGCCGCCGTGCCATTTATTACTTTCTCCATGAATTTTGTTTGTGCCGGTGCGATACTCCCGGTCTCTTTAATTTTTTTTCCCAGAGATACATCCTGAGGTTTAATATAAATTGCATCTTCCCTTAAGCGGTACTGCCTACCGTGCTTTTCAGCAGCAGGGTAAAAATTACCATTTCGTGCCCATTTTTGAAGGGTCGTCAATGCGGGTTTTTTATCGGTGTAGTGAGCATCACACCACTCTGTTAACGTCATTAACTTGGCCATGTTTTTTCTCCAATTATTTAATGTCTGCCTTACTTTTAAGGCGCTTCCTCATAAGCTGTCCTGGATATTTGATATTTAATCCCCCTTAACCCAGCTATTAGCAGCCAGAGATCTGTTAAATCCGACGTTATTGTTCTCAATGCCGAAATTTCATCCGGCAGTCAGTCCACTCTGTATGCGATCAACCTTGCCACCGGACGTGCATCATCCCGGAGCCTTAGCTCTGCCCTTACTGCACACAACCCTTTACCCAGCCCAGAAATTGCTGCCTCCCGCTAGTTAATGCGGGTCTGCTGTTGATTGATGTGATCATCCTGCGCAGAATTAGTGCTCTGCGCCGCTTGTAACTGGCAGACTGCCGCGCTCGTTGCGCCGCTTTGCGCTCAACAGCCGTCTTCGCCATAGTCTTTCTCCTTGCTACATGCAGGGCAGGTGTTATCGGCCATCGAGTAAGGGAAGCTGCTATCCAGTTCATTGATCCATTGGAGATGGTCACTACACCAGAATACTTCCCACGGCATGCGGTAATGCCTCATCCAGTAACCGACAAGATGTGGCACCGGCGCTGGCGGTAACTCTTCGGGAAGAAGCTTGTCATTCAGTTCCCGTTCCGCGCGCGCCAGCAGGTTTTTTAGTGACTGGATTTCCTTTTCCTGCTGCTGGACCTGTGCCTGCAGTTCAGCTTTGGTCGCCATTGCCACCGCCTGTCAGTGTGTCGATTGCCAGCAAATGAGGGGATTCGAGATAGCGAATCATCGTTTCGGCAACCTGCTGGTGTGCCTTGAGGTCCTGCATAACAATCAGCAAGACAGGCGAAAGCGTGTTCCGGTCAACGTTATAGCCATAGCGTTGCAGAGTTCCGATCGCGTCAGCAATGATCTGACTATCTGTAAGTTCATTACTCATCACCACCTTCCGACGCATGCTTGCAACTCAACTTGCGGACGGCTTCGATACCCAGGTTGTATCCGATACATTGAGCATAGTTTCGGATGTCATCTGGGTCTCTGCTATCTGGGGCCAATCCTTCCAACGGGATCAGAGGCGGCAAAACTGCGGCAGGGACCTCGAAGTAGAGTGGAGTTACTTTCCTGTCGGGGTATTGATGTGCATATTCAGTATTCGATGAAAGATGAGCCGGGAAACTATCACCTTCAATAAGCCACGCGACAGGCGAAGCCTTATCCCGGCGTTTTAGTTCGGCGAACGCTTCATTCCGCTCATACTGTGTCGCTTGCAGTTTGTCTATCAGCGCTACCAACTGACGTGGACTGAATTTAGCGCTCAGCGCATCGGTTGCGGCGTCCCATTCATGCGATCCTTCTTCAGCGTCTGCCACTGCAACAGCGAGGATTCGCAGCTTACTCAATGTGATTGTTTTCACTGTCTCGCCTCTTTGCAGTGCGTCGTCGTTCCTGATGCTGGTAAGTGACGGGACATCAGAGATGCCCTGCTGATTTCGGCACTGATGCGCTTGTTGCGTTTACTCATTTGTCTGGACCTCTCCTAACACCCAGCGTAGGGCAGCAGCATATTCACCCGAGGCGTTACACAAGGCCTGATTAATCTCTTTCCGGGATTTGATGCGGGGTTTTACATCGCCCATCACTTCTCGCTGGCGACGAGCACGTTGATGGCCGGTAGCCTCTTCACCGACTTGCGCCAGCTCCTTAACTTTCTCTCTTTGCGCTTCAGGGGGCATAACAGAAAGCAAACGAGCCTGTGTGACATTCACTTTCCCGGCTTCTACCGCGTCCTGAACGACCTGAGTGCAATCAAGCAGGGTCAGCGTTGCTTGTACGGTTTTGACGCTGCAACCGAACATCAGCGCCAGATCTTCTTCATCGTGGTTTCTGTCCAGTAGCGCCGCCATTTTCTTGGCTCGACCGAGTGGAGTATCTGCCTGTCGAATTTCATTGGCGCTGACCATGTAATTCGACATGCGAACAGCGGAGCCGCGTTTTGCCACACCCGGGACCAGTAGCAAATCTTTACCCTGTTTGACCTGTCTGATGTTGGCTTCCAGCGCGTGCCGGACACGCTGACGGCCATCAACTACACAAGTTTTGCCTGTTTCTGGGTCTTTCCAGACAATGATGGGTTCCAGTACTCCGTACTCCATAATGTTCAGCACCATGGCTTCGCTTAACGGCAGATGGATTCTTTCGTCGTATAACGGATGGGCGGGATCATCAATCAGATGCAGTGCTTCCGGCTGGAAATTGAGAACGTTCGTTTTGCCGCTGGCGCCATAGGCTTCAGTAGAATTTTTAGCCATGTTTCTTTCCTCCCTGCTTCGTGCGCCATGCGGATTTCTGACGCATTCTTTTGATAATTTCGGCTGTCCAGTCTTTATCTGAAGCTTGTCCGGCCTCTTTCTTTGTCGGAAAAACCACGCTTTCAGGCTCCAGATTGGTCAACCCCTCATCAGTGGCTGAATAATGAAGTTCACACATCGTGTTCTTTATCTGCGGGCAGACTCACTGCCCGTTCCCTGGTTATTCCTGAATGTAGTCGGCTTTCATATCGAGAAGGGCCACGTGATAACGCTCGTATTCCTGAGGATCTAACACCCGTTGCGATCGCTGAACCAGCGTTGATAGCTGCTGGAACTTGGCTGTGGCGTCTTCGAGATCGGGAGACAGTGACTCAAACTGTGTGCTGATGGAGGCCATAGCATTGAGCTGGTGGTAGCGCTGAACGGCTTTGTTCTTCAATTCAGTGAACAGCGTGATGCCCAGCGCGTCTTTCTGTTCCTCAATCGTGATGCGCAGCTGTTTAGCCTCACCAGGTGTGGAGGCGTTCTGAATATCATCGCGCAGGTGTTGAACATCGCTTTCTGGCGTCGATGGCGCTGGTGGTTCTGGAGCGACTTCCGATACGCTCTTTTCCGGGGTAGGTATCTTGAGGCTGGCATCTGGCTGGGGGGCGCTGGTCGCCGCCAGTTGAGCAACACTGACACGTGCTGGTGGAGTGACATCTTTTTCTTCCAGCGTTCCCAGTTCGTCGTAAGAGTACACCCCCAGAATGACGTCAGGACAGTACAGCCTTGCCCAGCGTTTAACACCGAGGTAAGCCAGCTGCTGGCGCGGATCGCTGGCCCACAGGGTAGAATTTCGTACCTGTGCCTGACTGAGATAAAGCACCAGTTCGCGGGGAGCATCCTCACCGCGTAACGTCGCCCAGACTCTCACGCCCACATCTTTCTCGTCAGCCAGACTCCAGCCGGGGGCAATGTAGGTATTTCCTTTCGCAGAGGATTTTTCGACAAATTTACCGATGACATTTTCCCAGGGACCGAACCAGTCATAGTGCAGGCGGTCAATGGTCGGAGACATCGTGGTGACTACGGCGTTCACTAACTGAGCTTCATAGCCGAGCATGCCGTTCACAATGTGGGTTTTCTGCGCCACGGCGAAAGGGTCCATACCCCAGCGCGCAGCCTGCATCACGATGGCCATACACGCATCAGGTTTACCCCGGTAGTGTTGCGGAACCATCTCACCGCTATTTGCCATCACACAAGACAGACGCTGCAAGCGTTCGAATAATTCGCCATTGGTCAGAATTGAGATGTTGTCGATTCCTCGGGAAGGGGAATTCATTGTCATGACGTCACTCATTGCAGTTCTCCTTCAGCCTTACGCAGCGTTTCCAGCCTGCGAAAGTCGTAGTCGGTCAGTTCGTCCGTGTATTCCTCTGTGACTGGCGCAGGCCAGCAGTCCGATGCGTAAGCGGCATCAATGTCGCGGAGGGCCTTCCTGTACTCCAGGCGTCCCAGTTCCAGCAGGTCAGAAGAGGCTTCGATGATGGCAATCCAGTTGTAATCCGGGTCGGTGTTGATAAAAATCCAGAAGAACTGATCGAACTGCGCCACGTCTGAATACATTGCCGCACTGAGGTGATAATCGCGCTCGATAATTTCACGATGCAGCTTCGCGCGCAGGCCTTCCTGCTTGATGTTCCACATGCTGATGGTTTTGAGGTCCATGCCAATGCGTAAATTGCCGAGCGTAATCTCAGCGTCAGGACGTACGCGGATTTCCAGACCCGTATCCTCATCGATGCCGAAATAACTGACCTCATTCTCGCGGTTTGCGTGCTTCAGGAGTGGACCCGCACTGGGATGTGCAAACAGCGCAGCCTGGAGTGATTTGGCGTTACGCATCTGGGCCTGTGTCACCAGCGTCCGGCCGTCTTCACAGCCTTTCCAGGCGGCAATCAGTTCATCAGCAATGACCGCATCGGGGCGAATGCGTTTGACTGTCGCGATCAGATCTTCTTTGTTGCCGGAGGTTTTCTCAGGCTGAGGCCGCTGGCGTTCAGCCAGAACAAACTGGGGTTCGATAGCCTCCAGCGTACTGAGCAACTCTTCCCGGCTACCGCTGGTTTTCAGCAAGGGAGGCAGGGTGGCGTTGTACTGTTTGATTGCAGCTTTCAGTGCCGCTCCCGTGTGTTTCTGCTCTGCGGGGATCGTCTGAAATTCAGGAGGTAGCATGCCGTACAGCATGCCTGTTTCGGTGACGTCGGCTCCCAGGGGGAAGGGCTGACGTTGTGATTCGTTCCAGGCAATGATTCTGGCCTGAATATCTTCCGTGGAAACGCCAGGGGGCAGGGAGGTATTCCAGGCCTCAATCGCTGTTTTCAGGCTGGCTGAGGTCGTCAGTGCGCCTTCGGGCAGGATCGGCTCGATGTTAAATTCGGCTTCCAGCATTTCGGGCTGGAGGGCCAGAACATGGACAAGCGATCCAGAAGACAATGCTTTGGATTCTTCCTTCACAATTGTTTTTGCCACATGCCGGCAGTGATACCAGAGCAGACTGATGCGGGCATCTTTCAGCATCGTGCTGCTGATACCGTTCGCTGCGTGATAAACCTCATTAGGCAGGTCGGCATAGCGTCCAGGCTCGAAACAGCCAGGCCATGTCGAGGTACAGCGTTGTACCCCCTCTGGTTCGCCGGGTTCGCCGGGTTCGCCGAGTGTTACGGGTTGAGCGAGATGAGCCAGCGGAGAGCGATCGAATACCTTTTTTAGATCGGTAAGGTCCGGGGAGACATCCTGATTTGGGGACGAGAAACAGACAGTGTCTGGTGACTTTTCTGTTTCAACGGTATCCGGCAGTTTCTCTTCGTCGATGTGTTCGACACCTGCTGTGACAGCGGTATGTTCAGTGTCCACTGTCTGCATTGGTGGAGAATCGTCAGCGTTATCCCGCGTATCTTCGACCTTCTCTGCGGTGTACAGCGGCAGCATCGGATGACCGAGAAAACGATCCCGGATGAATTTTGCGCGCGCGATGTCATCATGAATCAGTTTGAGGTTTTTCATGCCACCCAGGGTAATTTCGTATAATTCGAGTTCTTCGAAGTTTTCGATACCAGGAATTAACGACAAATCCCCGTACCAGGCCACCCAGGCGGGTTCTCGCAGCGATACCAGTTCTTTGGCATTCCTGACATCTGCGGCTTTTGCATGCATGGGGTCTACACCCATGACGAGAAGGGCGATGGTAATTTTGAAGCGTTCAGGATCGGCACTGCTGCTGTGGCGATTGAGTAAATTATTGGTGAACTCCCTGATACCAGACAGGGTTCCAAACTTGCTGCCTTTCGGGCACTGTCGGGCAATCCCAGCAATGACTGACGCAAAGCGGGGTGTGCTCATATGAGAAAAGGCGGGTAACCGGACAGCCTGAAGGAAATCCTGCTCATAGCGGAAGTCCGGATTATCCGTGTCCATTGCTATCGTCAGGAGTGTGTCGATCTCTTCTTTTGTCAAAAGCTGGTCGATGACCTTAAAGCCATGGCGCATGACGGCCAGCACCCGGACTTCGGTGCTCAGTTTTCCAAAGTTTTCGCGATGCGAACCGGATGAAACGGGGGGGACGTTTTCAGGTACGGATGGCGTTGGCTCGGGCTGTTCGTTTGGGGATTTAAGAAACCAGGTCGTGCCGTTGTCACCTTCCAGTTGATATTTATCGCACCATGTTGTGTCAAATTCACCTTCAGCTGGCAAATCATCGACAACCGGTAAATCAGTTCGCAGAGGTTTGAAATAGTTATCCGGGTTCAAACCGGATTCATCCATCAGATAATTATATTTATTTACCGCAGCATTATCGCTGCTCGCGCTGAACCAGATAAAGGCATCTTTATCGCCTGATTTCTTTTTGGCTTTGATATGGTAAGCATATTCCATTTGTGACTCTCCTTTTTACCGTGAGCAGGTATTAATTCGCGTCATTCGACTCACGATGAGTACCGTTTCCTGGCGGTGGCGAATTACGGATCTTCATCGCCCAACGCCACTGCTATGTCCTTAGCAAGCGTGTGGCCGTCTTCGGTCAGGGCATCTTTATCGCAGTGGTCATAACAGCAATCGATAAAATCACACCAGTACTCTTCAATGAATGCGAGCACCACCGAGGCCTGATATTCGTTAATCTCCAGCATGTTTCCTCCGTATCCGGTGCCGGTTACGGTTCCGGCGCTACACACTGTGTAGCCGTATCGCCCTGGTGAGGCAGTGTTACAGGATGTACTTCAGATCAAGGCCAATATATTTTTTCAGGCAGCCTTTCAGTTCGTTTACGTAGTGCCGGGTTTCAATATCAGCCAGGAGAATATAAATATCAGTAATGGCATCCATCGCTTCGCCAAGTGATTCATAAATACCGAGGCGATATTCTGAATCCAGCATGACTTTAATTTGACGTTCAGGCGTTTTTAACAGAGTGCCGGTAATGACATCCGTCACACTAAATTCCTGGGTAGTGTCAGATATTTGAGTCACCTTGACCGGTATAATAGATATGCTCATGTTGTATCCTTAATTGATGATGTGTTCTTCCATTAGCAAACAAGAGGCATTGAAAATACACTGGTCTGTGATTTGATATTCACATTCCTGCTTCGACGTAAAAGTTTTATAGATGGCTTCCGTGCAATGACTGCCGTCACCGTTACAAAGGGTGATGAGTAATACAATTGGGGTCAGCATGATCGTCACCCGTGCATGGACAGACAGTTTTCGAATCACCATCGCAATAATAATCAATGCCGCAAAGTGAACTCCAAAAGACCAGGCATTCAATGCTGACATTTTTAAATGGCATAGCTAAACCTCCTTTTGGGGAATATCCCCCGTTTGCGGATGTTGTCCTGACACTATTCCCCTTATCGCCGGGTCAGCGAAACAAATTTTGTAGCTACCGTGCTGGAAGGTATCTGACAGGCGTAGTGGTAATCTGAACTTTCGCAATGAGGGAGTTGGTTCTCCACTGCCACCGGGCCAAAACCTGCAACACATGCAACTTTGCCCTTATCGCCGGGCCAGCGGAACACAACCAAGTAACTGCCGTACGGTTTACTGAATTGGCAGGATGGGACCGGTAATCTGAACTGTCGTAATGAGGGAGTTGGTTCTCCGATGCCCATCCAGCCAAAACTGGCAACACATGCTCCGATGTTCGAATGCCGGGAGCTGGCTACTTAGCGTCATACCGGGCTGGGATCGTCGTGATGCTGGTCCTGCTGTGCCGATGTGATGCTGTGTTGATAGAATCGATGATAACCAGGGTTAGTTAATATGGCAATTAAATAAGGTAACTTAAGTTAGCATTAAGTGCAGAGTAAAGGCAACTGTATGATTAAGTTGCCTTTAATTTTATTTGTTTGTTTTATTAGAGTTTTTTCTGACTTCTAACAACTCTTCAAGGAGGTTATTGAAACCTAATACTTTTTGTTCTAACTCTATGATGTGACTCTCTTTTGCTGATTCTGGTAATGAATCAAACAAATCGAGAAGCCTCTTCTGTCTTTCATCCAGCTCGCTAGTTAACTGCTCAGCAGGTATCGGTAATTGCTCTTCATCCCCATACAAAAGCCATGTAGGAGAACATCTTAGTGCCTTGGCCAGAGCAAAGAGATTAGCTCCTTTAGGTTCATTCTGCCCATTTTCCCACTTCAGTACAGAGACCGAAGAAATTTTTGCTGCTTTTGCCAATGCTGCGCGCGAGAGCCCCAACTCGGCTCTACGCGCGGCAACACGTTCGCTGAAATGTGTTTTTTGCATAGATCATAATGTAGGTTATGTTGACATAACTTTGGTTATCAAATTACCATGTAACTGTTCTTAATGGAGTGAAAGCATGTATACAGACAAAGTGGTTAAGTTTTTTGGCAGTAAAACGGCCGTTGCTAAAGCTCTGGGGATAACCCAGGTGGCAGTGACTCACTGGGGATTGTTAGTTCCAGAAGGTCGAGCAGCGCGACTAGAGCGGATTACTGATGGGGCATTAATTTATGAACCCCAGCTTTATGATGATCATAGCAAAAAGAGGAAGGAGGATCTGATTCATGAAAATCAGCAGGGAAGCGACAGTACTGAAAATCACTCAAGAAATTGAGTGTTGGGCCGCAGAAACAGGGTGGAAAAACGTTGCAGCTAAGGTGATCACTGAATGTTCTGAATTCCAGAAATCAGCGGCAACTCCCCGAGGCTTAAACAATGTCGAACAGCATATTAAAAGGGTTCTGAGAGGCAATACAGACTACTACCGGCAACATGCGTTAAAACTTCTACCTGCATTATTAGCAGCCCTACCAGCAGAACGGCGCGTAAAGCTAACGGCTCCAACGTCCACCAATTACCTCGCTTCAATGGCATTGAAGGAATGTACCGAAGCCGTAAATGCTCTGCTTTTGGGAGCGGCCTCAACGCATCTGGAGAAAGAGATAAACGAAGCCATCGACTCGTTAAGGGCAATGGGATACGTATCAGCTAACAGGGAGAACTAAACAATGTCACGCTTCACAACACTTCAGATTGAAAAACAAATTACGGATGCGCTGATCGCTGCGGGCAACAGTGAGGAAGTCGCTCATACGGCGGCTATCGAAGGGGCTAACCACTACGAGAAGCATTCTGGGGCCACCGCGTTAACGGCTCTGGCTTGGGCTAAAACATTTATTAAATCATCGAGAAAAATTAAGGGGAGGTTGAAACGTTCGAAAAAAAGAAGGATGTGACCGTTTCCTCACCATACCCATATTTTGATGAATATCTTCGGGTTGAAATAATTAAACCCGTTAACCGTACTGATCCGGTCTTCAAAGAAAATATCGAAGGTAAATGAGCTAATGGCCAACTCATGGTTGAAGTTGTGGCATGACATGCCGAACGATCCTAAATGGAGAACGATTTCGAAAATCTCCGGACAACCGATAGCTGTTGTTCAGGCTATTTACCTTCAGCTATTGGTCAGCGCCTCCCTGAATGAGGAACGCGATGTAACGGATGTAACGGATGTAACGGGTGTAACGTTACACAGCGTTACTGTAACGAATGAGGATATTGCCAGTGCTTTGGACGTAACGGAGAGTAACGTTGCCAGCGTTACAGAAGCCATGCAAGGGCGGGTTTTAGAGGGGAAAATTCTGACTGGATGGAACAAACGTCAATATGGATCGAGGCATGCTGATTCTGAGCTGAAGCCGCCAATGACGGGGGCTGAGAGGGTAGCCAGGCATCGCGAACAGAAAAAATTGAAGGAAAAAAATCAGGGTGATGTAACGCAGAGTAACGTTACGCAACGTTACAGTAACGGTGTAACGGCCCTAAGAATAGATAAGAAAAGAAGAGATAATATAAAAACAACCCCCCCCAACCCCCCCAGGGGGAGTGGCGGGGAGAGTTTTGATTTTCAATCGGTCGAACTGCCCGACTGGCTTAACCCGGAACTCTGGCAGACCTGGGGCGAATACTGCGTCGAACTGCGACGGCCGATTAAAACCCACCGTGGCGCTCTGGCGTGTATTACCCAGCTCGAAAAATTCAGGGCCCAGGGATATTCACCTGAATCGGTGATCCAGCACACAATGTCAAACGACTGGAAGGCGCTGTCGGTTAAAAATATCCAACGTGCTGGGGGGCAGCGTGGTGAATTTATCGACCTGGAGGGGGCATTTTTCCGGATCATCGCTCAGGGCAAGAAACCGCAGAACGAGGCTGAGAAGCGGGCCAGGGAGAAGTATTCACAGGCTGGATTGCGGAAAGCCGGGGAGACAGCATGCAGGGCTGCATGGCGGGGATATCTAACCCAAGCTTACCGGGAGACCGGGGAAATGCCGATTTAGGGCTAAGGCTGGGATGAATTCGTACAGGGCAAAATCGACTTAGCGGATGACTATCATTAAGCTCACATAGTAACGTGACGGGAATACTCGGCAGGAATTAAATCCTCTCACTCACACCTATCTACAACTCGGCGTTTACAAAGACGCTAAGAGGCTCACAGGGCCTTGCTGGTTAAATGATTGGTGTAGATTAGGGCAACCTTAAAGCAAGTTGTTAGCTCTAATCAAAATATATTCAGAGAGGAAGATGAATATCCATTATCTTAACAAGAATCATATTTTTTTAATTAATAATCGAGGTTTGTCTATTCAATTTACCTTTTTAGACGGTTCTTCAAAGGGGGGCTGGTATGGTGAAATGATTGCGTATTTTTATTTGTGGGTGGATTGATTTCAATTATTGTTTGAGATGTCACAGTCGAATTCTTAACAGACTCAGATCTATAATTTGAATTGATGTCTCTGGTGAATCAATGAAATCAATCAAACGTTCATATGGACGAATTAGAGCTTATCAGGCAACATTGCTCTGTGCGGAACCGACATGTAGGCTGAACAAAACTTCCGCCTACACAACCCAACGCAAAATTAGCATTTTTGAGTACCTTCTGCATGAAAGCAGGTATGTTCCCGTGAGTGCGCTAGGAGAGGTTAAAGTAGTGGGGAAAATGTGAAAGAAATAAAGCTGCAAAACGCTTGTATTGCCATTTGGGGAAAATTCCAGGAGAAATCCGGACACAGGCATTGTGTCAACTTACATGGAAAATATAAATAAAAACAAAACTTTTAAAGAAAATGTTGCTTGTTCACTAAAAAGTATCGTATTTTAATTGAAAATCCTTTCAAAAGAACAAAGCAATGAATATCTTTGATAAGAATGGAATTGAGCTCAATGCCCAGTGCTCAGTTGATGAAGAAGATGGAGTATATGGCCTAATCCTTGAGTCCTGGGGGCCAAGTCACAGAAACAGAGATTATAATGTCGCCCTCGATTGCATTATTGAGCGCCTCATCGACTCACGTATTGATAATGTTGTTGTGTATATTGCCTCATCCGCAGCCAGAAAACATATTTCGTATCTAGATGAAAGAAAAATCCATCCTGAAGAATATTACTCTCTTGTGGGGGGGAGTCCTCGAAAACTTCGCCAAAAATTATGTAGTTATCTTGCTTATTTTAGTCGTACAGGAAAAAAAGATGTACCTCTGGGGAATAGGACAAAAAGAATAATTATAAGTGTTCCAGGAATCAATAGTGGCGATTTTTGGGGTGCCATAGTAAATGGGGAATCATTAGAACTTTTACAACCTACAGATGATGAGAATGTTCTAAATAAAAGAGTTAGCAGATTATTAAAAAAAACGTTAAGAGAACCTGAAGGACAAAATGTACCTAAATCAGTAGAGCGACTTCAAAAGGTTTATGCTCGAGACCCGGCGGTGAAGGGGTGGATTTTGCAGAAAAGCAAGGGAAGTTGCGAAAATTGTGGTGAAAATGCGCCTTTTTTTTTGAATGATGGAAGCCCATACTTGGAAGTCCATCATGTAATACCCCTCTCGTCAGCTGGTGCTGACACTATAAGCAACTGCGTTGCACTTTGTCCCAACTGTCATAGAGCGATGCATTTCAGTCAAGATGCCAAGGAAATGATTGAGGTACTCTACTCTAAAGTAGAGCGGTTGCAAAAATGATCTGAATCCTTTTGAGAGTGGTTTAGTGATGGGCTGATACTATCTGCCTTGAATATAGAGATCATATCGGCACCAATGAAAATTGGTTTAAATATGTAAATACGTACAAATTAAAGAGATAAAAACCACCTAACACGATTAGAAAGAGGTGGTTAAAGGCAGGGGGGGCTACTGGTCAATCTCGCGACATTCTTACCTTGCTCTGAATGCTTAAGGCGTCGCAGAGAATGTACTAAAGTTCCCCATAATATTTATCCATATGCTATATTCCCATTTCATAGCCGTAATTAGCTATCCCACAGCGAATATAAATAGGGAGGTTATTCAATCGCAACCTAATCAAAGTTGGCTTGCATTGTTTTTATTGCGGAAAAATACATGTTCATGAAATCATTGTCTATCATATTAATTATTATAACGCTTACACTAAATGCTTCAAGTAGTTCTCTTTTTTCATGATTGATTTCATGAGTATAAAAATAAATCTGATTGTTGATTGTTGATTCAGATGAAAAACGCGCTCTCTTATTAAGTAACCACCAGATATCAGTCTCGCTGTAGTCTAAAGAAAAACCGAGGATGTGGACATTGCTTGAGAAAAAAAGATCTACCCAAGATGTATGGCAAAATGAACCATCCATTAATTTTTCTAACATAGGCTTAACAAGCACTCCGGCTCCATTAATCTTATGTGAGTATTTTCCTTTAACATATGCATCGATTTTGCTAACTGAACCACAATAATGATCCAGTCCAAGCATTATGGATTTAGGGTTGTCTATCTCACCGTGGATGTTCCATAGGAATTTTGTACAATTATTTGACTCGTACTTTCTTTTTCTCCGTAGGCTGTAGGTATCTTCGGTGCTGAGCTTTATTGGTGAGATGTTGAGTGTCTTTTCTAAAGCGTAATCATAATTAGTCGTAATATAATTCGTAACGGGTAATAATGCTAACTTTTTAAGCGCTTCATTTGTCCCTTGTTCTCGTAGTCCATTAGCAATAACATTTTTTATATCAATCTCATCCTTTTTTTCAGTTCTATTCGGCGAGTGTTTTTCCAGGAATATTCTTTCGTAAACCATGGTGTTTGGTAATTGCCCGTTTTCAAACTTGTCAACGCCTTTGATAATATCGAGCAAATCGTTCCATGTAACGTGATTTTCAGAAAGTCTATTTATCCCATTTCCAAAAAAAATAGTGTTTTCCATATTTTTCATTTCACATCCATTAAGTTGTGTTTTAAATTTATATATTCTGGCAATCAAAATGAACTAAAATTACTACTATTAATTATCAGATTGAAAAGGTTAAGTGCTCGTTCATGATCGATGTCATGTTTTTCGTGTGGTCTAGCCTTAATGAAGACTCGAATTTCACTTGGTGAAAAAGAGAAACTTTTCGGAAGATTAAGCTTCCTCTTCACAGTGCCATCTGCTGAATTACATTGACCACAAACAATTGTATCAGGAAACCGAGGTTCGCCTATATGCATGGAGTCAAAAGAATGGTCATGATGTTTATGTAAAGTAGCAACCCAACCCTTAAAGCTTTCAGGTGTGTTTGGAAATCTTTTAGTCCATCTCATAATCTGAAATTTAGTCCTATTACACCCAGGACATGTCCATTCATTATTAATAGACTTCCATAATTTGTGATAATGAAGGCCACTATGATTATTAAAGTCCTCTAGAGTTGGTGTTTTCATTTTTCTAATTATCCTGTTTGATTACTATTGATAATCTATTGTTTTGCTAATATTTCATATTCTTGACTTTCATTTATAAATCCAAACTCGCATGTTATTCTTTGGTCGATTTCTTTACTGATGAAATTTGTTATTTCATCGATGTGTTGGTTTAATTTTAACGTCATTTTATGATCCCCTACTAGTATTATTATTAACTTTCCTTTGTTTATGTTTTCATTATCAATGTAATTTGAGAGTAGGGTGGCAGTTTTCTTAATTAGTCCGTTGATTGTGTTTTGTAAAAGCCTTGTATCATACACCTTAATGTTAACTGCAATCAGGGATGTTGAGTTGTTAAAAATAAAATCAGCTTGTGGGTCCAGTCTGCTATATCTCACTTTTCGTATATCGAATCCTCTTTTGACATAATAATCACTAATTTGCTTTTCTACCAAAGAAGCATCTGAGTTTAAGCTTAATGTGCTAATTGATGATATTATGTTGCTTCTATCCTCATCATTAAGATCTATTTCTCCTAGCTTATCCATCGCGTTGACTAATATCTCTTTGAGGGAGTTAGTAAGTCCTTTTATTCTTTTTAAATCTTCTTTTGTTAAAAATCTATTGTGTGCAACTTTGTTTCTTAACTTATAAAGCAATTTCCATTGAGATTCTATATTTCGTGACTTCTCTCCAAGTAGATTGATGAAATATTTATCCCAATTTGACTTTGGAACATACTTAAGTATTTTTTCTTTGTCTGACTCATCAAATTTTGTTTTTAAAAGAACTCTATCTAAATCCTCAATTGAAATATCTCTTTTTTTGTCAAAAAGAAAATCGGATAGATTTATGAAGTCAATCTTGTATAAGTCGTTTAAGTTGGTATCATCTTCATCGAACTTTTCAATTTTCTTAGCCAATTCTGGATGTATTGTCTCTTTAGACCAGTCCATTCCTACATTGATTAACATGAACTTACTAATTAATTTCCTCATTATATTTTCAACTTCATTTATATGAGGGTATGCTTGAGATGCATAATGCCTACCTACATCATCCCACAATGTGTTGACTATAATAGATCCTGGGTTTATTAGGTTACAAAGATTCTTAATTTTATCACCAATTTCATGAAATTCATCAACCAAACTCATATCTAAATTTTCAATAGCGATAACAAAGTATCTTTCTTTGTTTGATGGCGTGTTATTCATCTCAACGTTGAACTTTACGGTGATTGAAGCGTTTGAATATGCTGATTGTTTATACGTTAATTTCTTTCCTGAAATTGATATTTGTGAATCAATCTGTAAAAAATCAATGAAGGATTTTTTACTGTTGCAAAAAGAGTTATCATTGTTAATAAGAACTAAGAATTCAATTTTCATTGAAATGCCTCTCGATATAATTGATTTTGTTATTTTAATTTTTCTGTTTTTCTTCCTATTTCAAGTTAACAAAACTTTACGATGAAATCTCGAAAACCGCAACATATGTCAGCATTACCTTTCGCATGCATTGCTAGATTAGTGTGTGCTAATTGCGATTTTGGATAAGAGTAGAAGATAATGAATGACAAATGCAAATGAATGGTTTTTTGAGTAAAATCTTCATAATTGTCAATTGATTAAGTGTTGGATGGTTTTGATGTGGACAAGAGGACTTTACTTATCAATACACAGATAGCATACAGATTGTGCATAACGTTAAGATCACATTGCTAACAACATTGTAGTATCAGACAATCTGAAACAGATGATTCCACTGCTAGCTTAAGCGAAAAATTGATGATTGAAGTACATACTGTTGGTGTGAATTTCCTTGGTAAGTTACTGCGAAAACCCTCAGTTTATGCCTCTTCAGAGGCGATTTGGTTTTCGAAGAAGGGAGAAAACGTTGCTTTCTATCCTCTTCAGTCTATGCGAGCCTTTGCTTCTGTACACAACGCCATCGCTGGCAGCCGGCTGCACTTAAACGTCAATGGTGTTGAGGTCAGAACGGGATTTCTGAAAAGTAGCTCCACCAGCGAGTTTTTAGAGACGCTCAATCGTTCGATTTCAGTGTTCATCTCTGACTATCTCAGCAGAGTGTTTACGGAGTTTAATCTGCTCGTAGAGAGAGAATACCCTCGTGATTCATGGTCTCAAAAGATCGACGAACTCCTGTCAGAATTGCACCAACACTACCAGCGCCAACCTGGCCTGTGGAAACTCTATCTGCCTCCCTCGGAAGTTGAACATGTTGAAACCTTGTTGAGTTTCTATCCCTTAGACATGAGTAAGGTTCGGGCTTACCACGAAGCTCTGCAATTAAAAAAAAGAAGCGTGTTCTTCGACTCAGTTGAAAGCAACCCCCTTACAAGTGAGCAACGATTAGGCGTTCTGAGGTCGAACGACCGTAACATGGTTCTGGCCGCAGCGGGAACTGGCAAGACTTCTGTCATGGTGGCTAAGGCATTAGATCTTATCGACAGAGGACTGGCTGAGCCGACAGAGATCCTTGTACTGGCATACAACCGAGCCGCAGCAAATGAGTTAAAGGAGCGTTTAGCCAGCAAAGCCCTTCAAGGAGGCGTTGCATTATCGACTCAACCTCATATCTCGACGTTCCATGCCCTGGGAAGACAGTTACTTAGAGAGGCTGGGATTAGTACGGAAATCAGCGTATTCGCTGAAGATGACTATAAGTTCAAGCAGTGGGTAACAAAGTGGATCTATGAATACATTAGTGCAGATCCGTCTCGGGTGTTTGAACTGATAGAGTTAACGACACCGCCTGTTGATGCGCTTAATTTCAAAACAAAAACAGAGTACGAAAAATATATTCGAGACAACGAGTTTAGAACGCTTGGAGGTGAGAAGGTTAGAGGTTACCAGGAGCTTCTAATAGCTAACTTTCTTCATGTCAATAAAATCGAGTATGAGTATGAAGCGCAGTATGTAACGAAGAAAAGATTAGAGGTCGGGTTTGATTACAGGCCGGATTTCCACATCAAAGGAACAAATGTCTATATTGAACACTATGGCGTTGACAGAAAGGGTAATACGCGTCCTGATATTGACGCCAGTCGTTATTCGCGTGTAATGAATGATAAGCGCAAGCTCCATGAAGACTGTGGAACTGTTCTGCTGGAAACATTTCATTATGAATGGCAAGAACAAAGTTTACTTACTGAGCTAAAAAGAAAGCTCAACTCTGCGGGGATTGCCTGTGATCCAATGAGCCCTAAAGAAATTTTTGAAAAAATCAATGACCAGCAGGAACTAGCAAGTTGGGCTGGGTTATTATCAAAAGCTTTGCAGTCAATTCGCGTGGAGATGTTAGACAAAAAAGCAATTTCTGAACGTTTGAAGAATGCAAAGATTTTCAACGCAAAGAAATATACAGAAATTCTGGATGAATTGCATCAGGGCTATATTGAAGAGTTGAAACAGCAAAACGCTATCGATTTCGATGATATGATCATCAGAGCGATAGCGGTGATTCAGGATGATAAATACACACCTCGGTGGAAATATATTTTAGTCGACGAGTTTCAGGATATATCTTCCGCACGTATGCAATTTATTCAGAGCCTCATCGAAAAAGGACCATCACCTTCTCTGACGGTAGTAGGCGATGACTGGCAGTCCATATATCGATTCTCAGGAGGGAAATTAGAACTAACAACACGTTTTGGTGAGTTGATTGGTGATTTCACTCTAACTAAACTACAGAAAACATTCAGGTATAACAACAGTATTGCTAAAACTGCGGGCGCTTTCATCATGCAAAACCCCGAGCAGTACACAAAGGAGATAGAAACGCATCATCAGGTGACAGAGTCCCAGGTTTATCTTCTGGATGATAAAGTAGGGGTTCAGGCTGGCATCTATCAGAGGGCGCTTGAGGTTGTTAAAAAGATAAGACAGCATGAGCCTGAGGCCAAGATAGCGATTATTGCGCGATATAATTATCTTCTCGATGAGGTAAAACAATTAATATGGGGCGAAAGCTTCAAGGAAAATATCCTGTTCTGGAGTTTCCATAAATCAAAAGGGCTGGAGTCGGATTACTGCATCCTTATCGGGTTTTCTCATGGGAAAACAGGTTTTCCTAATGAAAACAGGGATGATGCCATGATTGAAGCATTATTGCCGTCATTAGACAGTTTCAAGCATTCGGAAGAAAGACGACTGCTCTATGTAGGTATAACAAGGGCCAGGAAAAAATGTTATATCATTGCCGATCCCTCAGCACCTTCAGACTTTGTCAATGAGTTACTTGCGCCAAAATTCGAGATAAATATTTCGTCAGAGACTTTTAAATCTCAATATCGAAGTATATTTAAGTGTCCTAGTTGTGAGGGTGGATATTTTAGATTGATTAAGGGAAGTTTTGGTGATTTTTATGCATGTACCTCTGGTTTAGCCTGCAAAGTTAGGAAAGTTCGAGTCTGTTCCGCTTGCTCATCACCATCAATTGATACGCGTAGTCAGAGTGAGTGTAATAATAAAAACTGTAAAACCGTCATGAAAATATGTGAGGTTTGTGGTCGGCCAATGCGTGAGAGAGAGAGTCGATTCGGCAAGTTCTGGGGATGTAGTGGATATGGATTGAAAGAAGATCAATGTACGCATAAATCGAAATAGAAATCTAAATTTATAATGATTAGTTTAAAAATGGAGTTCTCAATGCAGTTTATAGATGAAAATATCCAGCATGAAGAAAGGTCGAAGTGTCTACCAGATCTTAAAAAAAGACCATCTATATTTTATTATATACTCGTGTTGATTTTTTCGTTACTTCCTATATCTCCATTTATTGCTATTCCATATCTAATGGGTCTCACCAGAAAAAGAGGGATACCAAAGCGGTTGTTCCATTTTGTTGAAAGTGAGGAGGTGTTTAAAAAAATTACTGACACAAAAATTCTACTTTCCTTAGCTGGTGGTAAAGTACATACAACAAGCGAAATGAATCCTTCCTTAGGTAGGGACGGAAAAGATAAAAACAAGAATAAAATGAAAGTTAAGAATTTATATGTCCTTGTTATCGATGACCCAGACGATATTAATAAGTTTGAGCCGATAATTAATCGAGTTAGAATGTTGCATGTTTATAAGTGGTGGAAACACCTCAGGAGCGAGTACACATATAGTGACTTAAATGATGTTAGCTTCGAAATTGCGGGTGAGGTGCATAATGAAATCAAAAAAAAAGATGGTATAAAATACAATTTGCATATTGCTCATATCAAGAGATTAAAATCACTGAAAAACGATTTGCTTATACAAAAGGTGCAAAAAATATGGTTTTGGCTGGGTGAGATCATTTTGACAACGCTCTTATTTTATGTGCCATGGGTGATGATTGTATTAGCCTTTAATTGGCTTTATGGTTTTGGTGGTTCTTTGTATCTTTTCAAAATCTTGTGTTTTGCTAAATATGTTACTATAAATTTTTATTTTCCCGTTTTTGTGGTTTTGCTTGTTTTTCTTTATTTCTATTTGAGGTGTGGTGTAATTGATTCTAGAAGTTAGCAAGATTTCTTTGCTGATAAAGTTATCGACAAGTGAATTTTTAACAGTAATGTATCGAATTATATGGTCTGGTGTCCGTGAGAACCAGACATTTAAAAATTGTAAGTCCCGCGGTTGGCTATATTTTTCCTCTCTGATTAACTGTCATGCTTTAATGCGGTTTATAGTTGCGCTTATAACTCTTGGCTTTGGATTTTTAATTTTAGTTGGACGTATAATATGTGTGCGCTTCAAGCGTAGTCATGTGTTTAAGGAATTTTAAAGTTCAACCAAGGAAATGCTAACCATGAAATATCTAACATTTTACGCAGACTTCGGGAAGTTGACTCTTCCTGAAACAGGGCGTGCGGTAGTCACGACCAAGAACGGAAAAATTATTTGTAATCAGACATTATCGAAACGCCACCATATTGCAACGTTATCTGAGTTTTTAGACATCGCTAAATCTGCGGGGTATGGTGTTGCTGTTCTCCCTCGCGAGGAATAAACTATCCTTCTGGCCTGAACAACCAGAAAAGTAACTGCTGTGTATTTGTCTCAGGGGCATAACATGGCAAAGTATCTCTATAAAAAAAAAGTTTTCTCAATTCAAGTACTCGGGAAGTCAGATCATGAAAGTTGAAATGATTAAACTTCCCGGTGGATCGCTGCATCCCGTGAATGAGCGTGAACTTGAACGCATGACGCGTTTCGCTAACGGCACCCAACACTCTGTCGATATTAAGCTCGCCCGAAACCCTTCCTTTCATCGGAAGGTCTTTGCATTTTTTAATTTCTGTTTTGAGTACTGGTGTGCGGAAAATTCGGGGCTGGCATTTCTTGATGAAGCCGCTCAGTTCGACACCTTCCGACGTCAACTGACGGTTCTGGCGGGATACTACGTCAAAACCTACAAGTTCGATGGTTCTGTACGCATTGAAGCTAAAAGCCTGTCCTATGGCGATATGGATCAGGATGAGTTTGAACAGTGCTACTCCGCGTTAATTAATGCTGCGATCAAACATCTGTTTGGTAATACCAGCGATCCGCGCGTGCTTAACCAGCTGCGGAGTTTCTTCTGATGGCTAATTTAAGAAAAGAAGCGCGGGGTAGGGAATGCCAGATACGTATTGCCGGTATCTGCAATCACAACCCGGAAACGACAGTCCTTTGCCATTATCGTCTTGCTGCCACCTGCGGTACGGGGATTAAACCCGACGATGTGCAAGGTGCCTGGGGCTGTAGCTGTTGTCACGCAGCGGTTGATGGGCAAATCAAAACGGAATACAGCCATGATGCGCTACGCCTGTTTCATGCAGAGGGGGTGATGCGTACCCAGGCTGTTTTAAGAAGGGAAGGCAAACTGTGATTTATCCTGATACCACGGGGCTGCCTTACGGCGCCATCGAACTCAATACACTGGAACGAGTCTGGATACAGGGACGGCTGAAGATGTGGGGACGCTGGGCTTCATATTCTACTAATCCGCGGGCGAAAGGGATTATCGAAAACCTGATACAGGGGAAAACGGTGACCCGGGCAGCAATACAAGATGCGCTGCAACGTCTGCAACGCGCGGGGCTGGAGAAAGGGCAGCTGTTCGAATTTTTCCAGGCCATGCAGAAGAAACAGGTTTTCAGCAGTCTGGTCTTCTGTACAGATGCCGAAGGGCTGAAGATGGATCGCGTGATACTGGACACACTGAGCGACTCTCCGGGCCTGAAGCAGCTGGTTATCCGACGTTACTGCTATAAGCTGACGCCGAAAGCCCTGGCAGATCGAATGCATGACAATCACCCGGAGCTCTCATTGAGCACCTGCCGCCGAAGAATTGATGTTTGGCTAAAAAGTGCGGAAATCATACTTTATGCGCCCATGTTCGCGGCTTTTGAGCGAAATAGATTGCACCGGTGAGCACGAAAGATATTATTTAGAGATAAGCTTCGCATTGTTGCATTCGGAGCGAATTAAAGAACCCGCCCAGGCGGGTTTTTGCGTTTATCTGGCATGCTTCTGGACGACAGACCAACAACTGCTGATATTTTTTCTTCGACAAAGGTTGGCTATTTCTGGTCCAAAGGCATTTCGCGTCTTTTCCAGATTATCATCAGTGACGTTACCGCTTTTCTCACTGTTGTTCTTCCAGTGGCTGAAATACACCTTATCTCCATCATCAATGGCTACTGCCTCATATCTGACGGGGATAACCGGTGCTTTTTTCGTCGATATTTGGTCAGGAATGTGCTGTGAGAAATCGGCAAAAAATTTTGCAGTGCTGAATGGGTTTGCAGGGTCATATGTCAGGCCCAGTGCTTTGCATAAATCTGAGTACGCCGATTTGGGTTTGATTATCGGGCTTATCTCGAATCCCGGCATCACATCCACGAAGAAACTACACTTGTGACCGACAGCCCCAAAGAGTAGCTGGTAAGGGAAGCCGTCGATGAAGAAGATGACATCGAAGATAACGCTATTATGCTTGTACTGGAATTGGGTGCGGGCTACGTTGTTGAGCTTCATGTCTTTGAAGAGCTCTTTTAATCCCTCAAGTTTCACATTTTCTCCTCATCATAGTCGTACTTATTAACCCGCTAACCATAATATGAATTAATTGTTGACGCAAAGTCAGAGCACCTGTATTCGGAGAGAAATGCCCTGCGTTTTATTCTGAAATTTCACCACACCCCGTAAATAATTCCATTTCCACTCTATATATCAGACGACCTCGGCATCGCCGAAGGTGATTATGGTTCAAATTATGCCTGACAAAATTGCATCAACGGCAAGCTACTGCGTTTCCGGCACCCTTGTGTGTGGCGGTAGCGTAATGCACTTGCTGCATGGCCTGGACTGGAACAAGGTTGCCGTTATAAGCGGCGTCATCATTGGTATCGCGACTTTTATTACGAATGTGTATTTCAAAAACCGGCAGACCAGAGCGTATGAAGCTGCACTAAAGAAAGGAGTGATCTCGCCGCCTGTTTCAAAGGGAGACTGATATGGCGTCGCTAAGCAAGAAGTTAAGCGCAGCAGTTCTTGCACTTATCCTGGCTGGCGCACCAGCCTCCGTCATTTTAGATCAGTTCCTGAATGAGAAAGAAGGTAACCGGCTAACAGCTTATCCTGATGGTTCTGAGCACTGGACTATCTGTCGGGGTGTCACACACGTTGATGGTAAACCGGTAGCCAAAGGACAGCGACTGTCACCGGCCAGATGTAAAGAATTAAACGCTGATGAAGAGCGAAAGGCGCTGGAGTGGGTCGATAAGAACATCAAGGTGCCACTGACTGAACCGCAGAAGGCCGGAATTGCCTCGTTCTGTCCTTACAACATTGGACCCGCGAAGTGTCTCCCTTCAACATTTTACAAACGGTTGAACGCTGGCGATCGTAAAGGAGCCTGTGAAGCTATCCGCTGGTGGGTTCACGACAATGGGCGCGACTGTCGGCTGACAAAAGGACAGGCAGACGGATGCTATGGCCAGGTTGAGCGAAGAGACCAGGAGTCAGCACTGGCTTGCTGGGGGATCGATAAATGACCGATATTAAAATCACACGGATTGTGGATATCTCACTGGTATTGCTGATGATTGTACAGTTTGGTTTGGTGTCTTATTACCATGGTAAGTTCCGTGATGCTGAACAATGTACGGCAGAAGCAAAGCATAAACTGAGCCTGGCGACTGATACGATTAATGACATGCAGGTGCGCCAGCGCGATGTTGCTGCGCTGGACGCCAAATACACCGGAGAACTCAGCGATGCTCAGACTACTATCGATCAGTTGCAGCATGATATTGCTGTTGGCCATAAGCGGCTGCGGATCAACGCAACCTGTCGCGAAAAGTCCACCGCCGCCCCCGGCAGCATGGGCAATGCTACCAGCCCCCGACTTGATGAGTCCGCTCAACGGGATTATTTCACCCTCCGTCAACGAATTAACACAGTAACTAACCAGGTTAGCTATCTTCGATACTACATCATAGAGCAGTGCCTGAGATAAAAGTGAATATTATTTTCTCGTGATCGTGGTTATTCTATTTCTCGTTTTGAGGCGACCATGGCAGGCAAAGTAAATGAGTAGGTTAAGAATACTTCGGTAAACTTCAAGAGCTGATCAACTTCTTCTTTTGTGAATTCTTCATCTGAATGGACTGCTCCGTTTGTATCAATGCGTACAATATGCGCCCAATCAGCCATTTCTTGAGTAATTAGACCCGTTGCTCGTAATGCGGATATACGACGCACCAGTTTATCTTCCTCTCCAAGATGAAGGCACTTTGTCGCAATATCAATAACTTTTCTGCAGTTCATTGCACTAGTTTCATAGCGGCCTCGTGCAAAATCTTCTTTGGCCTCTATGTAAAATTTCGCAGCCCTTTCTGGTGTGGAATCTGGCGCAGCTATAGATATTTGCGATGGGTAATATCCTTTCACTCTAAATTCTACGTTATTATTAACAATGACAGGGTACAACTGATTTTTTGCATATGCCTCAGGGCCGCCGTAAACATCTGTTTCAACCTCTGCAATCAAGAGTTTGAAACATGAATTGCACTGGAAAACTAGCGAGAAGGATCTAGGTCTCAAGGGTGCCTCTTTAATAAATCGCATTACTGCTCTTTCCTTTAAGCAATGAGGGCAACTTCTATTGACGGACATCATCGACATTTTCACGCTTCCTTAAAATTGGTTGTACAAAACTACATCACTTGCAGGCGAGAAAGGGATTTCCTAACGCGAGCACTTCTAGTGCTCAGGATTAATATCCACATTATGGCTTTAAAAACCAGTGGGTGGTCATCCAAAACAGAATTCCCGAACGAAAAGTGCAACGCAATGAGTAAACTGACATGGATGCTGATTGTGTTTAGTGGTACCTAACATCCGAGATATTTAACAAATCTGACGGGAAAACACAATGTTACTTCAAGGCTGTGATAACCCGTCATAATTCCGCGACGACTGGGACGATTAGAGCGAAACTGATGCGCAGTTAGCATCACAAGGCGCATTTGCGAGTGCGCCTTGTGATGGTGCGGAAAGTCGATACAAAAATGAGAAAAAAACTACTGTGATTTAGAATGTTGCCTCAAATCACTGAGCGGGATGATTGAAATGCCAGAAATCACTGCTGTTTGTTGCGATGATGAAGAACATTTCATGGATAAAGAAGTTTCAGCATCGATTGCTGAATCTTATGAAGATGAGGTTGAGCAAATTTATGACTCTAACGAAGGTAGAAATTACCCGGAACCAGAAAGTTACTTTAAATGGGCTGAAAAACACAACTTGGATTACGGCTCTTGCAGTGAATGTGGAAGTGGCGGGTAGTTAGAGTGTTGTCATAACCACATGGTTTTTATCAAGAAATTTAACCGCTTCAGGGCGGTTTTTTTAATGCCATCACAATGCCACTCATATTGGCATTGTGATGGTGAAAATCTGCAGATCATCATCGCGTAGTAAGGGTCATGCCCCGTTAAGAGCGGTTTCTTACGCTCAACTTTTTGTCTTCATCAGATCTTCGGTCAGCTTGAGATTTTTTGTTCTCAACAGTTTCTCTCTATCCCGCAGTTCCCCTTTGGCATTCAAGTAACGACTTGGCCAGATGTCAGAAGGATGCATCCCGAGATATCCCGCGATAATGAACTCCCCTTTGGGCCAGGGACGTTTCAGCGCATTAGCCAGTGTACCGGAGCTCAGTCCGTAAGATCGGGATACAGCCGCGAGTGTTGTGTTTTTCTTTTTGAAGGCCGCGATGATATCTGCCTGATGCATGTCCGTTTTAGCGCGCATTGGTTTCCCTCCAGTGGATGCGTTAGTGGTTCATGTTACAACTGCTGATAGCGTAAAACCGATACTTCGCTTGCACAAACCGAACACAATTCGTGCCCTTAACACATCCTGTTCAAAAGCCTGTGGGCACGTCGGTTATCAGATGGACTCATACTCATTAACAACCTGGCCGCCTTCGGGTGGCCCTTTCATGTCCATTCCCACACGTATCTGTTCGAGGTACCTGTCGGAATGCGCAGGCAAAGCTTTCTGTAGATCCTTTCCGCTCACCCAGAGCATCATCTGCAGACGGCTTTTTTTATTTTATGCTTCAGATTAAATCGTGAATGACTTCTTTGCAGTACAAACGATCTGTATTTTTCTCAATGGTTCGGGCTATTACGAGGGCTGTATTTTCAAATCCAGTTGATCATGCTTTTTTACGGGTGCGCGAGATACCGCTTTATTACGGATTGATTTATAGGTTTAATTGACCTAACTTGATCAACGCTGATTAGCCTCAAAAGGATGTGGTGATGTCTACGATCAATGAGAAGAAAAACAGAATTGCGGCATTTAACGCAGGTTTGAATCCCGAAACGTTGAAACCCGCCTGGGAATGGGAACAGGCAAGTGCTGATGACGTACGATTAATACTGGCGCTGTGTTCTAACCTGTCAGGCAGTAAAACGGGATCGCTGGTGGGGGTAGAAGGGCGGCAGGTAAGAAAGTGGACGGCCGGAGATGCTCGCATTCCTTATGCGGCATGGGCACTGCTGGTCCATGAAGCCGGGCTGGGATGGATAGCCAGCGTGAAGGGTTGACATGTAGGCGTTAAAGTCCTAGTGTGGATTGTGCGGGCAGGATGGCCCGGGGTACAGGAAGGAATCAGCTCATGACTAACAAAGAAATCGCCTCAACAATCCTCGAACAGCTGGGCGGTGGCCGCTTCATCGCGATGACCGGCGCTAAGCAGTTTGTCGCTATCGACAGCGGTCTTCAGTTCAAACTGCCGCAAAAACCGCACTACACCCGCGATGGCATCAACACCATTATCATCAAACTCGCTGCGTCAGACACTTATGAGTTCTCAGCGCTGAAAGCCATCACCCGAAAAGGCGTCAGCAGCATGAAGTCGCTGTTCCAGTGCAGTGGGCTCTACTTCGACCAGCTCCAGAGTACCTTCACTGAAGCCACCGGATTAGACACTCATCTGTAAAATCGCCTCAGGCCCCTAGGCGGGCCTTTTTTGTTTAAGGTGAAATTCATGGCAAGACCCCTTTCAGGAAGAGAGACCATTGAGGCCGTGAGAGCGCGACAGGACAAAACATTACTGGCGTTCTCGACAGGAAAAGATGCCGTCGCGGCAATGCTGGCTATCCGCGAGCACTTTGAAGAAGTGATCCCGTATTATCTTTACCTGATCCCGGGGCTGGAATTCGTGGAGGAATCGATCGCTTATTATGAAAAATTCTTCGGCGTAAAAATTATCCAGCTGCCGCATCCCTCATTGCATCGGTGGCTTAACAATTACATGTTTCAGCCGCCGGAGCGCTGTGCCGTTATCGAGCAGGCGCAGCTTCCCACTTTCGACTATTCCGATATCCAGCGAATTCTCGTTGAGCAGCTGGCGCTTCAAAAAAATATCCTGGTCGCGGATGGCGTGAGGGCAGCAGACAGCCCCATGCGGCGTATCGCCATTAGTACTCATGGCACTATCAGCTATAAACAGTTCCGTTATCACCCCATCTGGGACTGGAAATCCGCTGACCTGGTGAACTGTTTCCGCCTTCACCGTGTCAGGCTGACAGAGGACTACAAAATGTTCGGGCGTTCGTTCGATGGACTGGACCTGCGTTTTCTTTTGCCGCTGAAAAAACACCGGCCCCGCGATTATCAAAAAATTCTGGATTGGTTCCCTCTTGCTGACCTTGAGGTGTTCCGGTGGGAGAGAGCGAATGCAGCATAAAATGACCCCGGCAGAAAAAATGGAGTTGAAAGAAAAGACGAAAGCCGAAGCCAGACAGAAAAATAATTTAGCTAAAGAGCAGGCTATCCGAACAAGAGCCTCAAAGACCATGCCGCAGATGGTGACCTTACCCGAATTGACTGGCGATGCAGAGGTTGACTCAAAAGCCGATCTGGATGCATTGCAGGAAGGATTCCGGCAAAGAGCAAAGGCAGAAGCCAGCCGGTTCGAACTCACCACGGATTCTGAATACTGGTGCGCGCTGTGCTTTCAGACCCGAGAACAGAAAGAGGTATTCCTGAAAGCTCTCGACCTTTTCACACATGGTGACAAGTATCTCGATGGGCAGCTGGTCGCTGAAAGGCTGGGGATAAAACTCCCTGAGGGACATGTCCCGTATAAGCCGGACGGTAAGATCGTCAAGACCTGGCTTGAGTTCACCTGAATAAAGATTACTGATTAAAACAGACCGCCACTCCCGGCGGTTTTTTTATGGAGAAAAAACGATGAGAGGTTTATCTGCATTTCGCCGCGGCCAGTATAAAGCCGTAGCCGCCAGCATGCCTTCGCGCAGGGCATCACCTTTAACTCGTTCACGTTCCTCAGGGTCCTGATATGCGCAGACTGATCATGATGGATGGCCTCAACCGATATGGCCGTCACAAAACCTGGTCCCGAAGATCGCCAGGCGTCGCTTCCAGCCGGAGTAGTGGCTCTTAAAACGCGCCGGACCTGTAGGGCACTTTTTCAATCAACCCCATGCAATTGGGTTAATTAGAGGTCCAGATGGTTGAATGTTGCGGGGCGAAAACGCGCAGCGGTGCACCCTGTAAAGCAAAGCGGATGGCGAATGGCCGTTGCCGGATGCATGGCGGTAAATCGACAGGGGCACCTAAGACTCCCGGCAGTATTTATTCCAAATATCTTACCCCGGAAGAACAGCGGGTTTCTGCTGCGCTGAAATTGGGCAGTATTGATGATGAACTCAGGTTAACCCGCATCCGCCTGATGCGGGCACTGGCGCTGGAAAATAAGATTGATGAGGACGATCCCGATTCGGAATTACAGATAGAGAGTAAAACCATTGAACCCCAGCTCATTGGCGGCATGGTGGATACCGAAATCAATGAAGAGGGCGATGAAGTCGAAGTCAGTATTGTTCGACGACAGTACCGGCGCCGGGATTATTCCGGGCTGATTGACAGGCTGACGGCCAGAATTGCCAATCTGGAGTCTCAGAGAGCGATGCTGATGAACAGCAGCATGGACACTGAGCGTAAGCAGCTGGAACTGGACCGCCTGAGAAAAGATAAAGCAGCAGGTGTCGTGCATAACGTCATCGTGGTGCCGCACTGCACAAGCGTGGATGACTGGGAAAAAGCGGCGCAGATTCAGCAGTCAGGGCTGGCAGATAATGACGTATAACGTGGTCTGGCAGCCCCAACCGGGTTCGCAAACCCTGGCCCTGAGTTGTCCGTGCGATGAAATTCTGTATGAAGGTACGCGCGGGCCGGGAAAAACAGCAGCCCAGCTGGCCCGTTTCCGTGCGCGAGTCGGGCTGGGATACGGCCCATTCTGGCGTGGCGTTATTCTCGATGTTGAATATAAGCACCTCGCTGACATCATTGCGCAGTCGAAGCGTTTCTATAACGCATTTGTAGATGGTGCCAGGTTTCTGAGTTCTGCTTCTGAGCTGAAATGGACCTGGCCTGGCGGTGAAGAACTGCTTTTCCGCTTTGGCTGCGATGAAGATGACTACTGGAAATTCCACGGGCAGGAGCTGCCGTTTATTGGCTTTAACGAACTGACCAAGCAGTATTCCAGCAATTTCTATGAGTCGATGTTTTCCTGCATGCGTTCATCATTTCGGCCTGCGGATTACCCCCAAAAAAACGGCTTTCTTCTGCCGCCGATTCCGCTTGAAGCCTTCAGCACAACCAATCCCTTTGGCGTGGGGCATACGTGGGTTAAAAAACGGTTTATCGATCCTGCACCTCGCGGGACCGTCATCAAAAAAACGCAGGTGGTTTTCAATCCGCAGACGCAGGAAGAAGAAGAGATAACACTGCATCGTGTGGCCATCCATGGTTCCTACAGGGAAAACCGCTATCTCGACCCGAAATATGTCGCGACGCTGATGGCAATTAAGGACGTCAACAAGCGGAAGGCATGGGTTGAAGGTTCGTGGGATGTCACCAGCGGCGGACGTTTTGATCACCTGTGGAGTGAAAAAGTACATGTCATTAAGCCTTTCCCAATTCCTGACAGCTGGACGGTAGATCGCTCCCATGACTGGGGAGAATCTAAGCCGTTTGCGAATCTGTGGTGGGCTGAATCTGATGGGACGGCGGCGACGCTACCGAATGGCCGTCAGTTTTGCCCGCCTGCAGGATCGTTAATCCTGATTGGCGAATGGTATGGCTGCCCACCTGACGAACTGAACACCGGACTTAAAATGTCGTCGACCAATGTCGCGAAAGGTGTGGCATGGATTGATCAACGCCTCGCAGGCATTGAAGTGGACGAGCCAGAGGAAACCAAAGGGAAGGGGCAAGTCCATTTTCAGCCGGGTATCTGTAAAAAGGTCATTCCCGGACCGGCTGACAGCGCGATTTATAACACCTCTGATAATGAACTTTCCATCGGCCAAAAAATGGAAAATCAGGGCGTGCTCTGGCTGGAAGCTAACAAAAAACCGGGTTCCAGAATTAACGGTGCGGCCATTTTTGCCGACATGTTGGAAGCTGTGCTGGAAGGCTGCGATAAAGAATCCGGTATTCCTGAAAACCCCGGATTCTACGTATTCAATTATTGCCGGGGCTGGATCAGCCGCGTTCCTGTCCTCTCCCGTGACGGTAAAAATCCCGATGATGTGGATACCACCCAGGAAGACCACGACTGGGATGCCACACGTTATCGCGTCCTGCATTCACCGCCAAAACCGGATGGATCTGTCAAACCCCTACGGATGTAATTATGCCTGATATTTCAACTCCCAATCTCGACTATGGTCAGATGACCCAGGCGTGGGATATCAATGACGCGCTGATGGGCGGCACGCTCTTTATGCGAACGCTTGGTGAATCCTACTTACCGAAGTGGCCGAATGAAGAGCTGGTTGCCTACCGCCACAGGCTGAGCGTGGCCACGTTGCTGCCGGCTTATGAGGAAACAATCAGCCAAAACGTCGGGCGAGTTTTTGCTGAACCCGTTAAGCTCAGTGACGACACGCCTGACGCGATTGTGAAGAGCGCAGATAATTTTGATATGGCGGGCAACCGTCTTGATGTCTGGGCGCAGGAATATTTTCGGATGGCGAGTCAGTACGGGCTGGCACACGCATTGGTCGATTTTCCCCGGGTAGATCGGAGTGAAACGCGCACCCGCGCTGATGAAAAGGCCAGAGGCCTGCGTCCCTATGCCACCCTGATTAATCCGCGGCAGGTCATTGGCTGGGAGTCGGAGGTACGCGATGGCATGACCGTTCTGACAGAACTGCGTATCAAAGAGGTGGTGATCGAAAAGTCAGGGGATTTTGGTCAGAAGAAAATTGAACAAATCCGGTATCTCACACCGGGTAAGGTCGAAATCTACAGAAAATCTACCGGGGTAGACGGTGCGGCAGTCTGGTTAGTTTATGACGCCTGGGATACATCACGAAAAGATATCTCGCTGGTCACGCTGTACACCAAACGCACCGGTTTTTTGTGTGGCACGCCACCATTACTCAACCTCGCCTTACTGAACATCAAGCACTGGCAAAGCCAGAGCGAGCAGGACAACATTCTTCATGTGGCTCGGGTTCCGATCCTCAGTGTCTTTGGGCTGAAAGAGGGACAGGAGTTGACGATCGGCGCATCCAGCGCCACGCAATTCTCCGACCGGGCAAAACAGGGTGTTGAATACACTGAACACAGCGGGGCCGCTGTGGGGTCTGGTGAAACCTCGCTTGAAAAACTCGAACAGCAGATGCGCATGGCCGGTGCCAAGCTGCTGCGCGTGGAGAACACGTCGACAAAGTCAGTAGACCAGACCAATGAAGAACGGATGCAGGAACATTCCCCGCTTTATACGATGGCAAACTCACTTGAAGATGCGCTGGATAACATCCTGCAGATTATGGCGGAGTGGATGGGGCTGGACAATGGTGGCAACGTTGATGTTCGCACTGAACTGGACACTGCCGAGCAGACCCTCAACGCACCAGCGGTACTGGCGATTCAGTCTTTACGGCAGGGCGGAGATATTCGACCTGTCGACGCCGTACGGGCGCTGCAGAATCTCCGGGTTATCGACCCGGATGCAAAACCCGAGGACGTGGTGACCGAGTTGAATAATCTCACGCCCAGTATGATCGGTGATAGCGATGAAAAGGATCAATGACCGACTGGGTGATGAAGCGATCGCGCATTCGCTGTTTGTGTCCCGCTACGGGACCGGAACAGCGCGACGGATGGTGAATGTCCTCAATAACAGCGATGCAGCATTGACCGCCCAACTGCGGGTAGCATTGCAGAAACTGTCACCGGAAAGCTTTACCGTTAACCGGCTTGAGAGTTTGCTGGGAAGCGTACGGGAAATTAACCGGACCGCAGTTCAGACGAGCTTTCAGTCACTGGCCGATGAATTACTGGATTTTGGCCGTGAAGAATCAGGTTACTACCATGACCTCTTCAATCAGTTACTCCCGGAAGCCGTACTGCGCCATTACCCGTTAATCACGCTTTCACCGGACATGGTTTACGCCACGGCCATGGCTCAGCCATTTCAGGGGCGGTTACTCAAGGAGTGGGCCAGTAATCTTGAATCCGATCGTCTGAAGCGCGTGGTGAACGCCGTGCGCTCCGGTTACCTCGCCGGGGATACCACGGACCAGATAGCCCGAAGGGTACGCGGAACAGTTAACAGGCATCGTCAGGATGGTGTGCTGCAGATGAGCAGGGCGAATGCTATGAGTATCGCCAAAACTGCTGTGAGTCACGTTGCAGCGGTTGCCAGAGGAAAATTTGCAGAGGCCAATCGTGATGTCCTTGATGCCAAGCAGTGGTTGGCGACTCTCGACAACAGGACCACGCCGATGTGCATCATCCGCGACAGAAAAAAGTACACACTGGATAACAAACCTGTTGGCCACAAAATTCCGTATCTCACCGGACCTGGCAAAATTCACTTCTGCTGTCGATCAACCGAAACGCTGGTGGTGAAATCCTGGCGTGAATTGGGCATCCCCATGGATGAAATGGACGCAGGAACACGCGCCAGCATGGATGGCCAGGTGCCCGCGGATACGTCTTATCTTGAGTGGCTGGCGCGTCAGTCAGCAGAACGTCAGGGCCAGGTGCTCGGCGTCGTTCGGGGCCGCCAGTACCGCGCCGGAAATTTAAAACTCAGCGACATGTTTACCGATAAGGGGGAATGGCTGACGCTGGCGCAGCTCCACGCACTGCATTGAAGAAACGAAAACTCACTCAGGCTGCCTTCGGGCGGCCTTTTTTATTTCTGCCGTTTCGTGGAAACGAGACGGTGTCGGGTCGGATGACCTTTAAAACAGTGGCCGGATGGCCAGGAGATAATGATGAAACTTAAACTCGACGCAGATGGCCATGTTGTCGTTGAAAACGGAATGCCGGTCTACGTTCACGACGATGGTAAAGAAATTGCCTTCGACGCAGCGCAGGCGGTCAGCAAAATTTCTGCGCTGAATGGTGAAGCCAAAGCGCATCGCGAGGCGAAAGAGGCAGCGGAAGCGAACCTGGCGAAATTTGCCAACATTAGCGATCCGGCCAAGGCATTAGAAGCGCTGGATATGATGACCAAAATCGACCAGAAGAAGCTCATCGATGCGGGGGCCATTGACCAGGTCCGGGCGGACATCACCAAATCTTTCCAGACGCAGCTCGATGAAGCCAATGGCAAAAGCCAGCAGCTTGAACAGCAGCTGTATGGCGAGATGATCGGCGGTCGATTTGTGGGCTCAAAATTCATTCAGGAGAAAATGGCGATCCCGTCTGACTTTGTGCAGGCGCGTTTTGGGAAGTCCTTCAAAATTGAGGACGGAAAAATCGTGGCCTATGACCCCACCGGCAACAAGATTTATTCCCGTTCAAAACCGGGTGACCTGGCGGACTTCGATGAAGCGCTGGAGTTCCTGGTCGAACAATACCCGCAAAAAGACCACATCCTCAAAGCGTCAGGTAATTCCGGTAGTGGCTCACAGCAGTCTCAGCATCAGGCTGGGCAGAAAACCATGAAGCGCGGCGAATTTGATTCACTCGATCCCATCGCTCGCGGTACGGCGTTGCAGGGGGGCATCACGATCGTCGATTAGCCCTGCCATGACCTGGAAGCGGTCGTAGCGAGAGAGTTGGGTAGGGCAAAGCTAACGCATTTAACCTTAAGGAATTTACAGTGAATACACTCACAAATCTTATTCCCACTATTTATACCGCGCTGGATACCGTCTCACGCGAGCAGGTGGGTTTTATTCCCGCCGTTTCACGAAGCAGTAAAGCAGACGCCGCAGCCAAAGGACAAAGTGTGACTGCGCCTGTGGCAGGCATTGCCAAAACGGTTGATATCGAACCGGGACCGACAGCGCCAGACGATGGCGACCAGGACATTGGGAACGTCAACGTCACCATTACCAAATCCAAGATGTCCCCGGTGAAATGGAATGGTGAAGAGCAGCTGGCTCTTGGTCCCGCCGGGACATACAACACCATTCTTGCCGATCAGTTTGCACAGGCATTTCGCGCCGTGGCTGGTGAAGTCGATGCTGATCTGGCTGCGCTGTACTTCGGGTCTTCACGTGCGGTAGGGACACCCGGAAAACCGCCTTTCGGCATTCCCGGCGACCTGTCGGACGCGGCGTTAGCCAGGCAGGTGCTGTCGGATAACGGTGCGCCGAAATCTGAGCTGCAAATGGTGCTGGGTTCCTCGGCTATCGCCAGCATGCGAGGCAAACAGTCCGTACTGTTTAAAGCCAATGAGGCCGGGACCGATAAGTTGCTTCGCGAAGGGACGATCGGTCGTCTGGAAGGCTTCGACATTCACGAATCTTTTAACGTGAAGCGTGTTCCGCCCACCGCTGCCGCCGGCTATCTGGTCAACGGGGCCAAAGTGGAGGGCGACGTGCTTATCTCCATTGATACCGGAAAAGGCATCATACCGATCGGGACCGTGGTGAATTTTTCCGGAGATGAGAATCACTATGTTGTTGCGGCCTCGACGGCTTCGACGGTGACCATTTCTGCCCCGGGTCTGCGGCAAGATCTGGCCGATGATACTCAGATGACGGTGCTGGGGGGCTTTGCCGCGAACATGGCGTTTGATCGCAAAGCTTTCGTGCTTGCTTCGCGCACACCGGCAATGCCGAAGGGAGGCGATACTGCCGATGATGTGATGAATGTTACCGATTCGGTTTCGGGCATTACCTTTCAGATTGCCTTGTACCGCCAGTACCGCCAGGTCCGTTATGAAATCGGTCTGGCGTGGGGGGTAGCATCCATCAAACCGGCTCATGCCGTTCTGTTAATGGGTTAAAGCACGAAACACATCGGTTCAATTCACTATTCAGCAGTTCGGGAGGACAGTATGGCCGGTTTGACTAAAGAGCAGATGGCAGAACGCGAGGCTGCGACAAAACAGGCCAGCGAACCAACGCCGCCTGACTCTGTCGATGAGCTGCCACCGGGAAAAATGATGATGTATCGGAGCAATCCGTTGCATCCCGGCGGTCCGGTTAAGGCCTCGGTGCATGAGGCGGAAGTGGAGCGCTGGATAGAGGAAGGCTGGTCACACACGCCATGCGTGGAGGAAGAATGATGCTGATAACCGATCCCCTTTCTTTGCACATGGACAGTTACGCCAGCGTTGCTGTTCTACGTGACCTGGCAGGCGCACGGGGTTATGACATACCCGCGGATGATGACGAGTGTGAGCGTCTTCTTATTCAGGCCATGGATTATCTGGCCGGGCTGAAATGGAAGGGGCAGCGTGGGTCAGCTTCACAACCGAATGCCTGGCCCCGTTCCGGTGTTGAAGTCGATGGATTCACGTTGTCCCCGCACACCATACCTGTTCAGTTGATACAGGCACAGTGCCGCCTGGCGATTGAGGCTCAGAATACGGATCTTCAGCCCGCCACATCGGGCGGGGCTGAGGTTTTGCAGGAGTCGGTTTCTGGCGCAGTCAGTATCACTTACGCAGAAGGGACAAGCCGTGATCCTCCTTCGTTTCCCTGGCTCTCTGGCCTGCTGCGCGGAATGGTCGCCGGTTTCGGGCAGGTTAGCCTCGTACGAGGTTGATATGGCGATTAATTATCAACGTATGCGAGACACTGCGACTCGCCTCCTGGCGGAGAATGGTTCGCAGTATGACGTTGTGCGAAAAGGGTCGATTTCGATGTCGGGCGGCAAAGAAGTCCATGAACCCGATCACACCTTTACCGCCACTGGCGTGCGTATTGATTACGACCCGAAAGAGATCGACGGCGAATTTATTCTGGCCGGAGACGTACGCATCATCTTCACCGCCGAACCGGCGTTGCGGGTGGGCGATCTGGTTATGGTTGACGGTAAGCAGTATCGCATTTTCAGACCCAACCCGATTAAACCCGGGGCGGTGGTGATCAGCTATCGCACGCAGTTGAGGGCATGATATGTCAGAGAACCAGCAATTTATGGCATCGATTGAGGCCTTTGTGAGTAAGGCAAAAGCAAATCAGGAGGCGGTGATTCGGGCGGTTTCCATCAAAATACTGGCACGTCTGGTACAGATGTCTCCGGTCGGTAATCCTGAGCTGTGGCAGGTCAATCAGACACAGGTTGCCTACAACGCTGCTGTGGCGGAACACAACCGTCTGCTACGCCAGAACCCGGATAACCTGACAAAAACCGGGAGACTGCGCAAAGGCCTGAAGGTCAGCGACAGCATGGGACTCACAGCACCGCCGGGTTATACCGGTGGTCGCTTTCCCGGTAACTGGCAAGTCTCGTTCGACCAGGAAGCGGAGGGTGAAACGGGCCGGATTGATAAGAGCGGCAATCTGACCATCGCTGAGGGAAATCTCGTGATAGAACAGTTTAAGGTGGGCATGACGGCAGTTTATTTCTGCAACAATGTTCCCTATGCGTATCCACTTGAGTTCGGCCATTCTCACCAGGCACCCAGCGGGATGGTCCGTGTTACTGCTGCGGAGTTTCAGCGGTTTTTTGATGATGCTGCGCGTGAGGTAACGTCGTGAGTCGCCCAGATATCACAGGACTGTTGGAATCAAGGCTGGGTGAGTGGGCTGAGCAACAGGGACTGCCGGTGGCCTGGGACAATATTCCGTTCGATCCTCCCGGTGGCATCTATCTCACCTCACACGATATGCCAGCCACACCTTATGCCATCGATCTCAGCCTGCAATCCAAAGTCTACATTGGTGTGTATCAGGTTAACGTGGTGATCCCCGCGGCACAGGGGCGGGAAAAAGGGCGCAACATAGCCAGTCAGATCGAAGAACTGTTTGAAAATGGTACTGAACTCCCGGGAGAAGGCTTTATTTGCTACATCGACGGGGAGCCCGCGCAGTATGCCGGAGTGGCTACCGAAACCACCTACACACTTCCTGTCAGCCTGAATTATCGGGTCGATATTACTCACTGATTCCAACTTCCCGCATTCCTAAACGGACCGGCTTCGTGCCGGTTTTTCTTTTTCGAAGGAGTATTCTTATGGGCTTCGCATTGCCAAATGGTGCGCACGTTTATCTGGCGTCGGACTATGGCCCGGCAGTCACGTTTACCGGCGCCACCAATACTGAACATGCGGTGATCACGGTCAGTTCCGCAGAAAATCTGGCGGTCGGCGATATTGTTCATGTGAACTGCAACTGGTCAGGCATTGATAACGTTATTGCGAAAATCGATGCAATTGCCGAAAACGCGGTCACCCTGCGTAACATCAACACCACCAACAAAAATAAGTACGCTGCCGGTGGTGGGGCAGGTTCGGTTCGCAAGGTACTGGAATGGACAGAACTGCCGCAGATTAAAGAGGTCTCGAAGTCAGGAGGCGATCAGAACACCACACAAATCCAGTTTCTGAGCGATGACCGCCAGCGAAACCTGAATACGTACAAATCTGCGATTTCCCAGACCTATTCAATCGCACATGACTCAACACTTCCTGTCTATTCGCAGCTGCGTCAACTGGATGAGGAAGAAGAGACGGTCGCGGCCTACATGTACGTGCCAAAGGCAAAAGAGAACCGGTACTGGGCGGCGACGGCTTCTTTTGACGATACACCCGCGACAGCCGTCAACGAAGTGGAAACCGTGAGTGTGGTCCTGAACCTGCAATCACCGGCAATGACCTTCTACAAAGTTATCGCCGGTAGCGCGTAATTCCGACGGCAATTCCCTGAATTCCGACCTCCTTCGTGGAGACTTTTCTCGCTAAGAGGACATGATGGCAACAAAATTCACACTTCAGCCCAAACCGACTTTCAAAGCGAACGTCACGATCCCGCGGGCCGGAGAAGACGACGGCGTACTGACTTTCACGTTTCACCATAAGCCGTTAAAGGAACTGGTAGAACTGGAAAAACTGGAAGGTAAGACCGCAACGGATTTTCTGGCAGAAATCATTGCAGGCTGGGCATTACCCGAGGCCTTCAGTAGCGAAAATCTGTCCATTCTTCTGGAAAATTATCCGGCGGCCATGCGGACCATCACAGAAACCTATTATCGCGAACTGATGGGCCATCGCGAAAAAAACTGATAGCGGTTGCCTCGGCGTTCTTTACGCCTGAACCTTCAGCGGCAGACCTGGCGCCCTACGGGCTGACACCGGATGATTACGATGATGAGATTGTTGAGGTGTGGCCTGATGTGTGGCCGGCATTCGACGTTTTGCGCGCGATGAGCACGCAGTGGCGCACCGGAATGAATGGCGTTACCGGGCTGGATTACAACGTTCTTCCCTGGCTGATGAAGGTAACCGGCGTGGAGGATGAGGCAACCGCATTTAATGATATCCGGGTCATGGAGCGCGCAGCCCTGGATGTGATCCACAAGGGGGCGTAATGGCTGATATTGCAACAATCTCGCTGCGCGTGAATACCTCGGAACTTGAGCGTGGCAGCAAGGCGCTGGATGCGTTCAGTGGAGCGGCCTCGGATGCAGCCAGCAGTGCGGATAATTTCGGAAACAGTCAGAAAGGGACCGCCAAAATTACCGCTGAGGCGGCCCGCGAAATTGAAGAGATTCACCAGCGTGTCCGTGAGTATAGCGAGGCACAACGTAAGAACCAGGCGGCGACGCAATCGGCTACGCTGGCTACCGATCGGCAGAAGCAGGAGCTCCAGAGTCTTCTTAACCGCATCAGTCCGGTTAACCGTGCGCTGAATGACCTGGATGAACTCCAGCGCAACCTTGTTGGCTATCGCGGAAAAGGCATGGTCGATGATGACGACTATGCCCGTTACAACGCGGTGCTGGAAACCACGCGGCAAAAACTGTTTCAGGTCATGGAAGCCGAAACCGCAGAAGGTCGTGTGCGTGTCGAAGAGGCAAAGGCGACAGAACGTGCCGTCGCATCCCAGAAGGCCTTTTTGCGAACCCTGACCGACCAGACCGCAACCTTTCGTGCATCAAAGTCAGACCTTGCCGAGTACCGTGCTGCACTGCTGGGGATCAGCGAAGAGGCGGAACCTCTGATTGCTCAGCTTCGTGAACAGGAACGTGCCGTCGGAAGAGAAGCCGACCAGAAGCGCGCTGCGATTATCGCGGCTCGCGGTCTCAAGCAGGCGCTGGCCGAGCAGGAGGCTGCGGAACGCGCAGCAGCGGCAGAAGCGCGCCGAACCGCCGCCTCGCAAGAGGGATTTATCCGGTCACTGGAGGAACAGGCTAACGCGATTGGCAAAACCCGCACTGAACTATTAGCACTGAAAGCAGCTCAGCTCGGTGTGTCATCCCAGGCTGAGCCCATGCTCATTAAATTACGTGAGCAGGAGAACGCCTGGAAGAATGGCACAATATCTGTCGGACAGTACAGGCAGGCCATCAGACAACTGCCCGCCCAGTTCACCGATATTGCCACGTCCCTGGCGGGCGGAATGCCGCCCTGGCTGGTGCTGTTGCAGCAGGGGGGGCAGATATCGGATTCCTTTGGCGGCCTGGGAGGATTTTTCACCTACGTCAAACAAGAACTTCTGGGGATGAAAGATGCCTCGGATGATTCCTCTGAGTCTTTGTCGGAAAATGCAAATGCGTTGGCCGAAAACGCCGAACACGCCAAAAGCCTGTCCAGTTTTATCTCCCCTCTGACGGTCGGGCTGACCGCACTGGCTGTGGTGGGAGGCGTGTTGGGCTATCAGTTTTATCAGGCTTCCACCCGGTCCGAACAGCTCAAAAAATCACTGGTTCTGACAAGTCATTATTCAGGACTCACTGCCAGTTCTCTCCAGAGCACAGTCGATGCAGCACATGAAGCCGGTGTGACGTTTGCTGATGCGTCAAATGCGCTGAAAAGCCTGATTGATGCAGGCGTTCCCGCAGGTACTAACTTTGAAAAACTGACTGTTACAATTTCGAATTTTGCTGATAAATCAGGGGAGTCGATTGACGATCTTGCGCAGAGCTTTGCGCGTCTTGCCGACGACCCCGCTAAAGGAATTCTGGCACTGAATGACAAGTATCATCTTTTAACCGCGACCCAATATACGCAAATTACCGCCCTCCAGGAGCAGGGGAAATTCACCGAGGCATTAGCGGCGGCGAATAAAATCGCATCGGATAGCATGGATGCTGCGGCAGATAAGATGAAAAATTCCCTCAGCACTGTATCGAGAATGATCAACGGATTAACGGATATGGCGAAGGGAATGTGGGATGCGATTGAAGGTCTCGGACGTTCGACCACGGTGAGCGAAGAAGTCAAACGGCTGACGTCTAAGCGCGACAGCATTCAGACGCGGCTGAACAGTGTGGCATTTGCGGATACGCCGCTGGGCGGGACGCGTAGTGAACTCCAGGAAGAGCTGAATACGTTGAATCTGCAAATCCATGCCTATAACCTGGCAGCGGATACTCAGGTCGCGCGCGAGAGAGCTGCAAATGATGCTCAGATGCAACAAAACCAGAATCTCAAAGACGCGATCTCGCTTCAGGAGGGGCTGAATCAGGGACTGTCCAACCAGGAAAAACGTGAAAGAGCCATCACTGAACTGAACCAGATGCGGTCCAGAATGAACAAAGCGGCTGCGGACCATCCTGAACAGAATATCGGGATGTCGGATGTGCAGTACAGACAACGTCTGGCAAACATCAAAAATCAGTATAAAGATCCGAAAATCCCCAAACCTACAGGCTTGACTTCATCCTCTGGAGACCGGGCTCAGGATAAAGGCCAGCGCGATCTGCTTGACCTGCTGGCACAGCTGCGTGCGCTGCAGAAGCATCGTGATATTAACGATGTCGTCAGCCAGCAACGGCTGGACCTGCACAAAGCTGAAAACACGTTTGCGGTACTGGAAGATGCCGCACGAAGCCGCCAACTGACAAAGCAGGAACAGTCATTGCTGACCAGTAAAGCGCAGGTACTGCAACTTGCCCGTCAGAAAGCGCTGCTGGGTGACCAGATCGTCGCTCAGGACAAACTGAATAAACGGATGGATACCGCGCAGAAGTACGCTAACCAGATGGCACAAAAGACTGACGCGCTACAAAAAGGGTCAGGAATGAGTGACCGTCTTGCCCAGCGTGAGCTGGCAAAGTCCCAACTGGCATCGGGCTGGAAGAACGCAGGCGGAGATCTGTCCGAGGAAGGGTATCGGCAAGAGTTACGTGCCGCTGAGGACTATTACTCGGCAGAGGATGCACTGCGTAGCAACTGGCAGAAAGGCGTGCAAAAAGGCTGGTCTGACTTTTCCGATGAGGCGACTAACGTTTACGGACAGGTGGAAGGGGTGACGAAGACGGCCTTCACAGGAATGTCCTCGACGCTGACGGATTTCATCACGACGGGCAAAGCCAGCTTCAAAGATTTTCTGACAACCTTTCTTAAAGGGATCGTTCAGATAACCACCCAAATGGCGTTGCTTAATTCGATGAAGATGGTGACCGGCGGTACCAGTTTTGGTGCTCTACTTGGATTTGATGCGGGTGGATACACCGGTAATGGTGGCAAGTACGAACCCAAAGGCGTGGTACACGGTGGGGAGTTCGTATTCACCAGAGAGGCCACGAAGCGGATTGGGGTGCCAAATCTGTACGGCATGATGCGGGGTTATGCGGAAGGCGGTTATGTCAGTCACTCTGCCCCCACACAGGTTACGCAGTCGGCGAACGGCAGGAATCCCGGTTTTGTAATGAACAATGTTTTCAACGTCAACGGCAATCAGACGCAATCGACGGTTTCCGGGAGCACAACGGGCGGAGGAAAAGCGATAAAAGACCAGATTATCGGTATCTTCTCACAGCAACTGGATAAAGCACTGGGGCAGTCGGGGCGGATCACCAATTTCGTAAACAATAAGATTGGTCGTTAGCCCCTGACTGACAATGAACTCCATAACCCGCTCTGCGGGTTTTTTATTGGGTTGAATATGGCAATTGAGACGTTTACGTGGCGCACGCAGATCCAGGACGGCATGGAAGGTTCTTTTACGCAACGTGTAAGGGTGACGGTATTTGGTGATGGCTTCAAACAGGTCACGGGGGACGGTATTAACCCGGAGTCTCAAACATGGCCGATTTCCATGTCGGGGAGGGAAAAGGAGTTAATCCCGGCGCTGAATTTTTTGCGTCAGCACGCGGTGAAGGCCTTCATCTGGACGCCTCCCTATGGCGGTACAGGCCTGTATCGTGTCGCGGCAGACTCGATACGTGCCTCGCCGATAGGCTGCGAGGTGATGACGATTAAGGCCACCTTCGAGCAGGCTTAGCGTTTCCTGACATTAACTTTTCACATCAGCCATCTTCGGATGGTTTTTTTACAGGTGAGCTATGCCAATCAACAGGGATTACCAGAAGCTCGAACCGGGCAACACAATACGACTTTTTGAGGTCGACGGTACGAAATTTGGGGGCGTTCGGCTCCGGTATCACAGCCACAACGTGCCGCTAACATCCGCCGATGTTGAAGAGTTAGAAAAACGTGATGATGTCGATGAAGACCAGATTAATGGGCTGGTGGAGGCGGGGACACTGTACCGGAAGTCGATCTGGTGGCAGGGCGAAGAGTTCGTCGCCTGGCCGTGCCAGGTTGAAGGAATCGATGCCTCGACGGATGGAACCAGTGCGCAGCCTAAACTCAGTGTGGCCAATCTTAACGGAACCATCACGGCCCTTTGCCTCGCTTTCGATGACATGCTGCAGTTCCCGGTGACGATCCATGACACGCTGTCGCACTATCTCGATGCGCGGAATTTTCCAGACGGCAACCCGACTGCCGATCCCACACAGGAAAAAGTGCAGGTCTATTTCATTGATGGAAAAAACAGGGAAGCCCCCGGTGCCATAGAGTTCATTCTATCAAGCCCGATGGATCTGCAGGGTAAACAGATCCCTTCTCGGCAAATGCACGCGCTCTGTGAATGGGCTATCCGTAATCAGTATCGTAGTGGGGACGGTTGTGATTATTCCGGTAAAGCCTGCTTCGATAAATTCAATCATCCTGTGGACGACCCGGCTCAGGACACCTGTCCCGGTACGCTCTCAGCCTGCAAAATTCGTTTCGGCGCCGATAATCTTCTGCCGTTTGGCGGTTTTCCAGGAACGAGTCTGCTCAAGGGGTAACCATGCGTGATGCCACACTGAAAGCCATTTTTAACCATGCCCGTGAATGTTATCCGGCGGAATGCTGCGGCGTCGTCGCTTTGAAAAGCCGAGGTGAGCGCTATTTTCCGTGTCGTAATCTGGCTGAAAATCCGGAAGATAATTTTCATCTTTGCCCGGCGGATTATGCTAGCGCTGAAGACTGGGGAAACGTCGTTGCTATTGTTCACAGCCATCCCGATGCGACAACACATCCCAGTGAACTGGATAAAGCGCAGTGCGATGCCTCCGCGTTGCCCTGGCATATCGTGAGCTGGCCGGAAGGCGATCTGCGAACCCTCCATCCCCGTGAAGAATTGCCGCTGATTGGCCGTCCCTTTGTATTGGGGCATACGGATTGCTGGGGGCTGATTATGAGCTACTTCCGGCAAACGCACGGGATTGAACTGCCCGATTACCGCGTTGATTATTCCTGGTGGGAAAGCGGTGAGGACAATCGCTATATGGACAACTGGTATGAGTGTGGATTTCGGGAGTTTTCGGGCGAATTCCGTGCCGGCGACATTGCGATTATGCAGGTCCAGGCACCGGTGGCTAACCATGCTGGCGTACTGCTGGACGATGGCATGCTGTTACATCATTTGTACGGCAAGTTAAGTCAGCGGGTTCCTTACGGTGGGTACTGGCGCGACAGGACAATAAAGCGTTTGAGATATCAGCGGTTTTGCTCATGACGGGGTTCTTAATCACGCAGGATTCAACCGCCTGATGTGCCGTGAAGGTGACAATCGCTGTACAACTTTAGCATATTCCGTGACGGGTAGAGCGGAGAAGAAAATGACATCTGAACTCAGAACGATCCGCCTCTATGGCATTTTGGGTAAAACCTTTGGCCGTGTCTATCGGCTGGCTGTTGCAACACCAAAGGAAGCGGTTAAAGCGCTGTCCGTGATGATTCCGGGCTTTGAGGTGTTTATCAATAACAGCAGGCAGCGTGGCCTGACCTATGCCGTATTCAGCGGGAAACGAAATATAGGCGCTCAGGAACTGGACATGGACAACAGTGCAGAAGATATTCGCATCGCGCCAGTTATCATCGGCAGCAAACGGGGAGGACTCTTCCAGACCATACTCGGTGTGGCGCTGATCGGTGCTGCGGTCTGGATGCCAGGGGTTGGTATTGCTGCCAGCAATTTAATGTTTGCCGCTGGGGCAACGATGACTCTGGGCGGCGTGGCTCAGCTGCTTTCTCCGCAAACACGTGGACTGGCGAGCAAACAGGATGCAGATAACCGTGCTTCCTACGCCTTTGGGAGCGTCACGAACACGACAGCCCAGGGTTATCCGGTAGCGCTGGCCTACGGGAAACCCCGTATCGGCGGGGCAATTATTTCTGCTGGGATCTATGTCGAAGATCAGCAATGATGCTGCTCTTAATGTTGCAGATTATGAGTATTACATCCTAGACTTTGAGAAAAGTGCTAATTTTAGCGTTGATAACGGTTCTACGGCTTATTCCCCTTTTTGAGGCTGTACGTTTTTTCTACGGCAAATTGAGGCCTTAGTTTTTAGGTAATTCTAGGTTTTTATGTCAACCTGACTCTCCCCTAAAAATATAAAAGGATTCAACATGTTAAAATTGATTTCAAATCAAAATTATATCGCGTGTGTAATAGCAGTTCTGGCTTTTGTCATGACAGCAGATAAAAATTTTCTGCGAGACAGCATTAACTATGGGCTACAGGCTGTTTTGGATGCTAAAAATAACTAACATCAAAATTTAAGGCCCACTCATGTGGGTTTTTCCTTCCTCCACATCAATTTCCTTTTTTTCTATTTAAAGATGGGTAGTAATTATGCGGAAGATTTTTTTGTTGACGATTTTATTAGTGGCTGACCCGGCCCATAGTCAGGTTGGGCAGCGTTTCAGTGATCCCACTGATGCCATGATGGCCGAGAAGTATGGAACATGTACACGCTATACCTGTCCGCCCGGAACGACTGTCAAAGTCGATGTAACGGAAGATGACACAGACATTGCAACGACCAGTGAGGGTGGGGTTTATGATCTCCTGAACTTGAAGGGGATGAAACTTCTTATAGTGAAAGAGCATGAAACACAATCAGCTAACGCAATAGTACAGGCTCCTGGTGGGCAAGAGTATTTTATTCAATGGATCTTCCTTAAAAAAATCTAATTCAGCATTGCCCGTGTTTCAAATGCTGTCCCGCAACATTTATTCAGTTTGATCCAATTTTCAGAATCAAAAAGCATACTTCAATCCAAAGGGTCGCCAGATGGCGGCCTTTTTTTATGGGCAAAATATGGCAACAACCACCGCAATCAAGGGAAACAAAGCAGGGAGTGCAACGTCACGTACACCCGTTGAACAACCTGATGACCTGCAGTCTGTGGCGAAAGCCAAAATTCTTATTGCTCTGGGCGAAGGGGAATTAGCCGGTGAACTAACGGCACAAACGATTTTTCTCGACGGTACGCCCCTGGCGAATCAGGATGGTTCCAGCAATTTCAGCGGTGTGCACTGGGAGTTCCGCTCCGGGACACAGTCACAGAACTACATCCAGGGAATGCCGGGCACGGAAAATGAAGTTAGTGTTGGCTCGGAAATCAAAAGCGACGTGGCCTGGACGCATACTTTCACCAATACACAGCTTTCAGCAGTCCGGCTGCGTATCAAGTGGCCATCACTCTTCCAGCAGACAGAAGATGGCGATCTGTCAGGCTACAGCATTAAGTACGTCATTGAACTCCAGACGAATGGCGGCAAGTTCGTCACCGCGATCGAGAGCGCCGTGACGGGCAAAACCACGTCAGGGTACGAGCGGAGTCACCGGATCAATTTACCTCAGGATGGTTCAACATGGACTGTTCGTCTGCGGAAGATCACCGACGATGCGCACAGCGCAATGGTTGGCGACATGATGACGCTGGAAAGTTATACGGAGGTGATTGACGCTAAATTATGCTACCCAAATACCGCATTGCTCTACATCGAGTTCGATTCCAGCCTGTTTAACGGGTCTGTACCGCAGATCTCCTGTCAGCCTTATGGCCGTATCATTCGTGTTCCCTCAAACTACAATCCGACGCAGCGTGCCTATTCGGGGATCTGGGACGGGACGTTTAAATGGTCCTGGAGCGACAATCCCGCCTGGATTTACTACGACATTGTCATCAGCAATCGCTTTGGGCTGGGAGACCGGCTCACCCCTGAAAATGTCGATAAGTGGGAACTGTACCGTGTCGCGCAATATTGCGACCAGCTTATACCGGATGGCAAGGGCGGAGACGGTAAAGAGCCTCGTCATATCTGCGACGTCTATGTACAGGAACGCAACGAGGCGTTTACCGTGTTGCGTGATTTCGCGGCGATGTTCAGAGGGATGACCTACTGGAGTGGTAACCAGCTGGTGACGATGGCTGATATGCCTCGGGATATTGACTTCCTCTACACCCGCGCCAATGTGATTAATGGCCTGTTCACCTATTCCAGCAGCACGACTAAAACCCGTTACACCACAGCTCTGGTTTCCTGGACCGACCCGGATAACGGCTATTCCAGTGCGATGGAACCGGTATTTGAAAAAGAACTGGTCAGTCGTTTCGGTTTTAATCAGCTCGAAATCACGGCTATAGGCTGTAATCGTCAGTCTGAAGCCAATCGTTCAGGTCGCTGGGGTATTCTGACCAACAATAAGGACCGCGTTGTCACCTTTGATGTCGGGCTGGACGGTAACATTCCGCAGCCGGGTTACATCATTGCCATCGCTGACGCACTGATTTCCGGAAGAGTCACGGGAGGGCGTATTGCTGCCGTAAATGGCCGGGTCATTACGCTTGACCGTGAGCCTGATGCGGTGGCAGGGGATCGTCTCCAGCTCAATCTGCCGAGTGGTGTGGCGCAGGCGAGAACGATTCAGGCGGTGAAAAAAAACGTGATCACGGTTAGCACGGCCTTCAGCGAAACGCCGGAAGCGGAGTGCGTATGGGCTGTGGAGTCAGACGAGCTGTACCTGCAGCAATATCGTGTGACCGGCGTTAAAGATAACAATGACAGTACCTTCACCATCACCGGGCTGATGTATGATCCTGACAAATTTGAGCGCATTGATAACGGGGCTGTCATCGATGAGCGACCCGTCAGTGTGATTCCCGCCAGCACTCAACTTAAACCCGCCCATATTCGTATCGAAGCCACCTCGTTGGTTAATCAGGGTATTAATGTCCAGACCATGCATGTGTCCTGGGACAGCACGGCTAACGCAATAAGCTATGAAGCACAGTGGCGGAAGAATGACGGCAACTGGATTAGTGTCCCGCGAACCTCAACTACGTCGTTTGATGTGTCAGGTATTTACTCCGGGCAGTATATCGTGCGCGTGCGGGCCATCAATGCGGTTGAGATTTCCAGCAGCTGGGGTTATTCAGAAGAAACAGGACTGAAGGGCAAAGACGGCAATCCTCCGAAGCCGGTAGGATTTATGGCCAGCGGAATTAACTGGGGAGTTCGCCTCACCTGGGGCTTTCCGGCGAATACGGGCGACACGTTGAGTACAGAAATTCAGTACACGGCTAATGCTGATTATTCCAGCCCCTTGCTGCTCAGTGACGTGCCTTATCCATCAAAAGAATACATCCAGCTAGGATTAAAAGCGGGTCAGGCATTCTGGTATCGCGCACAGCTGGTGGACAAAATCGGGAACGAATCTGGCTATACGGGCTGGATTAGCGGGGCCGCCAGTGGTGATGCTGACGACTATCTCGGCGATCTGACCAAAGATTTTCTGACATCGAAAGATGGTGGTCGGCTAACAGATGATATTCAAACCAGTATCGGGGCCATATTGCAGAATGCGCTGAATCTCGATTCCAGCATCAGCCATCAGTTCAGACAGGTGGGCGAGGTCCGTGCTGACGTGCTGACGGTAAAAACGACTGTGGCTGAGGTGGATAAAGCACTGGCGGAGATGGCCACTCAGGTTCAGGCCCAGATCGGCGATGTAACATCAGTCCTGGAGGATAAGTTAACGGCTGTGGTCAATGGCGATGGCGCGTCGGCGATTTATTCCTTAAAAACCGGGGTTCGTATCAACGGTGTCATGTACAACGCCGGGATGTCTGTCGCTGTCCTGGCGGAACCCGGCAAACCGGTTGTCACGCGCATTGGTTTTAATGCCAATCAGTTTGTGCTGATGTCCGGTAGCGGTAACGCGCAGTTTTCACCCTTTGCCGTGGTGGATGGCCAGGTCTTTATCAGTGATGCGTTTATCCAGAACGGCACAATTACTTCGGCAAAAATTGCTGATGCGACGATTACCAATGCGAAAATATCCGGTGATATTCAGTCGGATGGATTTAGTTCAAACAATGGTTGGCAGATCAGCAAATCACGCAACACGATGACGTTTAATTCCGCATCCACCGGCGTGTTTATTAATGCGACGGGGTTTGGTTACCAGGAGAATGGTGTAGTGCTCTGCAAAATGGGGCAAAAACCCTGATGAGGTGAAAATGTCTGATATCGGATTCTGGTGTACAGCCGATCGCGGTGTAACCTATTTTAACCTGAATTCAGGAGGGGTAAGAGCCATTACTTTTTTACGGAGAATTAAAACTGCACCGGTTAAAAACAAGGTTATTACGGTCACCGTTCAAGAGAAAGATCCGGCAGGGACATTGTTTGTTATTCCGATCGTGGCTTCGCTTGCTCACTGGATTGCAAACTCCAACGCAGTATCGTTTATTTCAACCAACAATATCAAAATTTCTGGCAGTCAGGTCACTATTGAATTTACATCTTCCTATAAAAATGAATCAAGCCCGGTTGATGGGGGAGATGGTTACTATTATTACGACGTCTATCAGAGTGTCGATGCAGGTGACTCCTATGGGCTCTATTTAAAAGACGGTTCGGGTTTCTCGGCGATTACCGATGTTCTGCGCGCCGGGTATTGTGTGTTTAAAACCACCGTAACCCTTCAGGATGGTGGAACGTGGACCGTGCCGGGTAGCATCCCATCGAGGTCTAATGCCACTGTTTTCGCAAACTGGAACAGCAGTAGTGCTGTTGTGGTTTATAACAACATGAATAAATCACTGAAAGTGACTGGCGGAAAGGTTGCTTTAAATATAGCTGTTTTTTCTAATGGATTTCCGCTTGTGATGTCTGGTGCTGGTTTCTATGTCTTTAACCACCAGACGAAGCAATGTGTTTATAACTCGAATTACACGCCGCTCTTCATGAAAAAAACCGTTCAGTTTAATGGGCAATCCGTCGATACCGGTGTTGGAAAACCCATGGTGGCAATAGGTTCTATAGGGATGGGGGGAGAAAAAAAGGGTGATTATTATCAGCTGTACAATAAAGGCATAAAAATGTCGGGTGCAGTCATTTCATCTGGCAGGGGGGGGAATACTCAATATGTTTACACACAAGGATTTCGGATATTTGTCCCTGACATGTCATTTCCTTTGGTTGTGTGTGACGGAACACAGTATTTTAATTAATGAGGCTTGAACTATGGCTGCGGGAACGATTGCTCTGACAACAAATTCCAGAAGTCTTATCGGTGACAGCACGAACTTCATCCATGAGCTTCAGGCTAATGATTTTATCGTTGTTGTGATTGGCGGCGTCACCTACACACTGGGGGTATCAGCTGTCCAGTCGGATACCTCTGTGACGCTCAATGCAGAATATAACGGACCGACAACATCCGGGCTGGCGTGGACGCCGATTCCTGCCCAGACGCTTGTCGGCATCACTGCGCAAATTGCGGCAGATACAGCCCGGGCTATACGGGGCCTCAACTTCGATAAAGCGAACTGGCAGCAGGTTTTCAGCGCGACAGGTGACACAATCACGGTCAGCCTGCCGGACGGAAGCCGTTTCAGTGGACCCTCCTGGGGTCAGATAACCACAACTTTAAATGGCTGGGCTGGGTCGCTGGAAAAAATCAACACCTCTTTAAGTGGTATCACTACATCGATCAACACGAAAGCGGATGCAGGAGAAAACAGTGATATTACTGCACTCAAGAGTCTGAAAACCCCTCTTACCCTTGAACAAGGCGGTACAGGGGCAGCGACGCCAGTGGATGCCAGACAGAGCCTTGAACTGGGAAGTGCAGCTACAGCCAGTATTCAGAGCTCGCAAGAAGATACAGACAATGGAAAAGTACTAACCGTTGGCGCATTCGGACTGGGCTCAGCCGTATCCCCTGTGGCGGGAAACTGGACGGATAGAAATGTTAATGGCTTTTACAGAACGCCATCGAGCGGCGGTTCATTACCCAGCCCTGGCGCTAATTATGTCTGTCAGTCTTTCATCTTTGATAACAACTTTAAGGTTGTCGCTGGATTTCGTTTAGGAGGAACACTCAGTTACCACGCCCGATCGTATATCAATGGCGTATGGGGAGCCCCTGTCCAGTTTTACACCACGGGCAATACTACGGTGGATACCAACAACTTCATCAAAATAGCCTCCCCGATCGCACGGTTGACAGACACCCCTAAAAGCATGGGGGGCGATTATCTTGAAGAGGGATGGATTCTGTCTGGCCTTGTTTCAGTCAATGAGGAAGCAAAAGGGGTCAGCGCAGAAAAAGTAAGCAGCGGCGTTTACCGTGTTACAGGGGCTCTTGGCCTTGCGACTGAAGGGTGGATGATTGAAGTGCCACAGGACAGTAATAGCAACCGGCTGTGCTTTATTGAAACCGATACCGCAGAGGATGGTGCGATTACCGTACGTGTCTTCTCGCGGCGGTTCGATGTCAACACCGCAAGCATCGTGGCGGGTGATCCGATGGATATTCCGTGCGGTAGGTGGATCGACCTGCGCCTTCAGATGCCTGAGGACTCTGTATGGAACCTGCGAACAAAGGAAGACGAGAGTTCCGCAACTGACGCCGGGTGAGCATGAAAAACCCATAAAAGGTTCCAGTATTACTGGCGAGTAATTGATCTGTTTAACCGATCAATCAGGGCGAATCGATCTGTAAAAGCGATTATATTTCGCTCAGTTCTTATTGCAGGATGGTGCCCTGAAGGAGGAGGTAGAAATGAAAAAGGACACCAGTATGACTTTGGGAGCAAGCCTGTTTTGCTTCTTGCTTTCAGGTATAGGCATGTTGACCTTGATTGGTTTATACAGGCTCTTCAAATGTCTTCCGTTGTGGTGAGTACGTAAGAGTTATGTGTGCCACGCCAGGGTTAGTTACATAAATAATTAAAAAATACCGATAAGCAGCCCGTGAGGGCTGCAAATTCAGCCGTTTTACTCTCATCACCAATCCCCTCATCTCGCCTAGCCTGCCTGCTCAATTCCCACCAAAATACGACACCAGTCAGCAAACTCACTCAGCTTCACGCTTCTTTCTTGATCTCTTACAAAATCAATAATACTGTATGCGCATACAGTATTGGTTCGTGTAAGAGGATATCATGCCACGTGATTACGAAATTCACATCGCTTTCAAAAACAGCATCAGGGTTGAGGCCAGCGGTCGTCGCACAGTGAGCACGGTCGATTTTGTTTCCGAACTGTCACTGCTGCACCACCAATTTTCCCTTCGTGAAGCTAACCAGTGGATCGAGCACTACCAGAGCTCTTTCCGCGATGTGTCTCGCGAAGAAGGTGAACGCCGGATATTTCAGTTGTTTAACCCTAACGGCGGCGCTAATTTCTGATGTTTGCCCTGGTCGATGTCAACAGCTTTTCTGGCCAATCATGCCGCGAAGAAATGGACAAAAACGGGTGGGGTGGTCGATCTCGCTAACGTTGACCGGCAGCGGAAATTGCTGAACCTGGTTGCCGTCGAGGATGTCTGGGGTGTTGGGCGCCGTATCAGTAAAAAGCTGAACGCGATGGGTATTGAGACGGCGCTTCAACTGGCGGACAGTTCTGCATGGATAATTCGAAAAAACTTCAACGTTGTGCTGGAACGCACCGTCCGTGAGCTTCGCGGTGAACCGTGCCTGGGTATTGAAGAGTTTTCCCCGGTCAAACAGCAGATTGTTTGCAGCCGATCGTTTGGCGAACGTATCACTGACTATGAGGAGATGCGCCAGGCAATTTGCGCGTATGCAGAACGCGCGGCTGAGAAACTCCGGGGTGAGCGACAGTACTGCAGGCAGATATCCGTATTTGTGCGCACCAGCCCGCATGCCACCAACGAAGTCTTTATGGCAATCAGTCCGGTGGCAAGCTGCATACGCCGAGCAACGATACCCGCGATATCATTCGTATGGCAACTGAAGCCCTGGACCGTATCTGGCGCGACGGACATCGATACATGAAGGCCGGAGTCATGCTGGGCGATTTCTACAGCCAGGGTGTGGCGCAGTTGGGTTTATTTGATGATAACCGGCCAAAACCCAACAGTGAAAAGCTGATGCGACTGGTTGATGGGATCAACCAGTCCAATACCGGCAAGCTATGGTTCGCGGGACAAGGTGTGCAAAAAGCCTGGGCCATGAAGCGGGATATGCTATCGCCTGCTTACACTACGCGGGTGGATGATATGCCGTTAGCCCGATGATATACTGAGTATTCCAAAATGAACATCTTGGGAAGTGCGACATGATTGATGGATAGATAGAATTGTCATCTGGTTACAGATGATTGAATTGCAATGCTGATAGTCCGCAATGTGCCAAGAGCGGACACTGACGGCCTCGCTTTTTTTCATTTTAAAAGCAGAAAATCCAATCTTGGCAGTTGTCCTTGTGATTAAGTTAAAGAAAATTAATTTAATGCCAGTATAATAGATAAATTCGTTCGTTTTTTGATTATATACCATAAAAGGAAATTAAATGGCTTTATTTGATCGTAATATCAGAGATGCACTTGAAAGATTAATCGATGTGGCAGATAAGGAAATTAGGAAAGATTTTTATAATGGCTGCATTGTTGACGAGAATGATTACACTTCTAATTTGACTTCACATATTAGGAAGATAATTAATGCCGCATTACCTTTAAGTGTTTATACATTTTCCCAAAAACTTCCGCCAACTCAAGAGCGTCACTGGGGGGCAGATGCTATGGTTGTTTTAATAGATCATAATTTAAATCTTGGTAAGGTATCTTTTTTTGAAGCAAAAACAGATCGCCAAAACTGGGATTACTATCAAACATCTTCTACAACATCCCACTTTTCAACGCAACTTGAAAGGCAAGTCCGTGCTAGAAATTTTAAATATGCTGTTTGGGAACAGTTTTATACTAAAAAAGATATAAATGCGCCTAATCAAGGATATAGAAACCAAGAAGGTTCAAGCTGTATATTTCATGACGTGGCCTACAATTTACATGCACCACTACCCAACTCTACAATCTGGACCGATTCTGATGTTGATTATTTGTGTAAAATGCAAAGAGAATCTTATCTACCAATTACGATGGGGGGGGTGATTCGTTTTATATGTGAATGCCATTGTGGCTCTCCCTATCCAATTAGTGACATAATTAATTTTCTTAGTGAAAAATTGAATGTTAACGATGTATTGATAATTGAAGGTGGTTATCCCCCGAATAGTGAAAATGAAAAGAGTTCTATAGGCGTTATTCTAGAAAAAATAAATCAGGTTAATCGTGAGTGATATAAAGTTTCATTTCGCATTTATGATATTTTTTGAGTTTTGGCCTGTGCCGGAAAATAAAGTTGTGAACATCACTAAAAGTTAATTAATGGAATTCCGTCGATACTTAAATCTGTTAATTTTAGTAATAACCCCCCCCCAATAAAGAAGAAGGGTGAATAAGTGACTATAATAGCGAGTTATGATATTTGTGGATGTAAAGTTCTGCTTGCAGATACATTGATAACATCTCAACAAAAAAATGAGGAAAAAACAACCCTGCCTACTCTAGGTAAAATAGATTCCACTAGAGTTGATGGCGATGTTTATATTGTTGGAAATTTGCAAAAAATACAAATTTTATCTGATTATTGTGCGGTTGCATATGCAGGAAAAGTCTCTTTAGCCCATCGGTTTATTACAGCCTTAAGCGATATATTGAAAGAAAGGACTCTGCTAATAAAAGACATAGAAGACACCTATAAAGATATTGATGTAAATAATGAATTAGCAATCATTTATTTATATAATTCCGGCGATGAAAAAATAACCTCAGGAGGGCTTAACAGTGTATATGCTCTTTCAGACGTTTTGGGTGAAGTCATATACAGAGGTAGCGGAGAGCAAGCCATCACTGATTATATTAAGTGGTTAGATAATAATACAGAGAGATACAGGCCTTCACCTGATGAAGTTGTTGCAAATGGGGTAAGGGTTGCTATTCAACAAATCGCCCAATTACAAATGGCAGAAATAAGTAGCAGCAATACTCCAGAAAGCATAAAAGATTATTTTGGGTCGGGATATGAAATTGTGTCTTTTTATGATGGTAAATTTAATAAAATCGATCTCACGTATGCATTTATTGAGTTAACCTATAACCACCAGACTAAAAACATTGATATAAATTATCCGTATTTAATATTGTCGCATTATATGGATGACGATTTCTTAGTCCATGAACGTTATCAGAAAGACAATTATGACTACTTAGCGGACAGAAATTCTGTTGAATATAATTATAACAAAATCTTTACTCCCTCACTGCTAAATTACGATAAAATTATTACGAATACCGCCCAGGAAAATAAGCTAAACACGTTGAATTTCTGCTGCTTTGTATTCCACGACAATTTTAAGCACGGTTACGAAATGTGGCAATCGATTGTTATGAGATCTGACACTCCACCTATTAGCATTAAAAATTGTAATGAGGAAAACTTTTATCAAGTAGATTATTCTTTGCAAGCTGAGATTCAACTTATTGATTTTGTTGAAAAGCACTATTTGTAATGTAAGAGAGGCAGGTATTATAAGTCTATTCATGTGGTAAGCTGGGGGTAGATTGAGAAGCTGATTCACTGTTAAATTATGACGTACAGTAAATTCTTATTATAGAACCTACAATGTCTGATAAAGGTATTTTGGATAATTAAAATCAACTTCTGCTTTTCGCTCATAGCCGCCCAAACCATTGCATGTGACGGCTATGAGCACCAACGTGCTTCTAACGGCTATCTAGCCGGGAAGCTACATTTCTTACCAGCCGCCAGCGCCTTCAAATCATCCTCATGGATCACAATATATCCTGCTCTCCCAGCCAGCTCCAGAAACTCCTCAATCGTCATAACATGCTGGTTTGATGGCAGTACCCGGGAACTCACCAGGCGTCCATCCTTCACAGTCAGCAGCAGTCGGCCATCGAATGGATAGGATTGTTGGGAAGCATGCAACTCAGCCTCGATTCGATCGAATGCAGCTATGTATGCTTCTTTGAAGGCGGCTGCCTTCTTGCCTGTAAAACCTATGACCAAAAAAATGAATCCGTTCTTAGTTATCTCATAGGCATCATAGGTATTGCCCCGATGTTCAAAGTTAACAAGCGAAAAGTTGCTGGTTAAAAAATGGTCTGAGCAATCTAGGTGAGAAATTTTCTGGGTGATATGCTGGTGCTGTTTGTGAAAATACTGAGCTACCGCTCGAGAGGTGGTGACTGCTTTACCGTTGTGGATCATCACTTCAGGGGCATTCACTACTGATACAGCTTCCATGGCTACTCTCCTTTGTAGATTCGAGTCACCACCGTTGAGACCAATCAAGCTGGTGGTGAGCTGTGCGGAGTTGGTCTACCGGCTACAAAGGACCCGGCGCCCAAAAGGGCCACCGCCCAGCCCACCATTGAGATGTGGCTGTGCTACACACAAAAAAACACGCATAACGCGTGTTGTGCGCCTTTGTAGAAGTTCAGGAGACCAATCCCGGCACCAGATTTTGCTGGCGCACCGTCAGTATCAAAAAATGGGTTAACATAGTCAAGACCTGCCTAAAAAATGGATAGAACCCTCGGTTGCGAATCGACTAATTTTCTCATTGGTTTATGTTCTTACACAGAAAAAAAATAGCCAACTTTGATGTGTCGGCCATTTCAGTATTGCGATTTAAGAATTAATATAATTTTTTATTAAATGTTTTTTGTTTTTAGTCAAT